AAAAACACATGAAATCGTTGAACATGAGCGCATATGATATTGTTTGATAATGTATGACAGTATAAGTTATGGTCTCTCCATCTCCACAACAGCCTTGGTAATCTGCTGATTGTCAGGGCTGTTTTTGTTACTGCACGTAAAAATACACGTAAAAGGCGTTTTTTTATAGGATTTTTGATGTCTTAATTCTCCATCGTGACAAATATAACGTTTTTCCTTCTCAACTCCCAATTATGATCAATAACATATTTTATGGATACAGTGTAGCCGTCATGTATATTATTCATTATATTTGCGGGACAGGTGCGTAACTTAAAGTTACGAAAATATGTTTTCAAATATTTTTGAGCTCAAATCCATTCGTGAGCAAAAGTACAGACTCTCTGAGCGTGAATCGGAGATCGCTAAACCTGTGTTAACCGACTTGGGTATGATCGATACCCTATATGAGTGGTTCAAGGAGATAGCCCTCGGAGGAAAGCCAATCCCTAAAGGGAATGTACCGCAAAGGAAAAAATTCATATTCATAATATTATATCTTTATTCTCCTATGACCTTGGCTGGCGGTAAGATGAAGGCTGGGTTGAGAGAAAAACTAGGGAACGTGCTAGGGATTAAGGAGAAGACAGTCGTTTCCAATAATATCAATGGCATAGTTTTTTCTTATCAATTGTATAAGTACTTTAGGCAAGATATAGAGCGTATTTTCTCTGAGATATCGATTCGGCTGGGTAAGACCAAATAAATTTTGTGGTTTTTTAGGGGTAATTCGTGACATTCTACCTGTTGTCACGAATCGCCCTTTCTTTATTTATGACCATAAATATCGATGACATAACTTTGGTCTTGATCTTTATTCAAGGCAAAGACATGAAATTGACAATCAAGCAAGAGAAGTTCTGTAATTATTACTTGGAATCAGGCAATGCTTCCGAGGCGTATAGGCGTGCTTATTCTTGCGAGAATATGAGACCCGAGACTATTAATATAAGGGCTTGCGAGCTTCTAGCCAACGGTAAGATAGCGGTAAGGGTAAAAGAGTTGCAAGCTGATTTACAAAGAAGATCGGATATAACCAAAGACGAGGCTATTGATATCCTTAAGAATATAGCACGGGCCAATGTCGTGGATATGTTGCAAATCAAGAGGGGAAAGAACTATGTGATCTTCTTGATAAAAGATTTGTCTAAACTGCCTTTGTCTTTCCAATTAGCTATCCAATCGGTCAAAAGTACGGATAAGGGCTTTGAGGTAAAGATGTATTCCAAGATAGACGCTTTGGATCGCCTTTCGAAGATGATGGGATGGGATGCGCCTGTCAAATCGGAGGTCAATATAGATGGCGAGGATAAATCCATAACTATTCAGGTTATTGACAAGAGGGAGGACGTTATCAATGGTGATACAGACGACTAGGATATATACGGAGGTACAGGGCGCTTTGGATAGCGGTTATAAGATTATATCTGCCCAAGGATCTTCAAGGAGCAGTAAAACTTATAACATATTGATATTCCTTATAGCGTATATCCTTCATAACCCTAAGCTGTCTCTATCTATCGTGAGGAAGACATTGCCGGCGCTGAAGGGATCTGTCTTCCGGGATTTCAAGGAAATCATGATCGATAAGTTCCGTATATGGGATAATAGGTGCATGAACAAGTCGGAGATGGTTTACTCGTTCCCAAATGGATCATTCGTGGAGTTCTTTTCCACGGATGATGAGCAGAAGATAAGAGGAAGGAAACGTGATATACTTTATTGTAACGAGGGAAATGAGATATCTTATCTTGAGTGGCAGCAACTGGTGATGCGTACCACTCTTTTCTCTGTCATTGATTATAACCCGTCGTTCAGTGACGAGCACTGGATTTGCGATCTGAACAATGACCCTAGGACGTATCATTTTATATCCACTTATAAGGACAATCCTTTTTTAGAGCAAACAATCATCGATGAGATAGAGTCATTGAAGAATAAGAATAAGGTGCTTTGGGCGGTTTATGGGTTAGGGCAGCGGGCGATGGCCGAAGGGTTGGTGTTCCCTGATTTCGAGATCGTGGACGAGTTCCCTTCCTATGCCAAGCATGTGGCGTTAGGGCTTGACTTTGGATATAGCTATGACCCTACCGCTATAGTTAGATGCGGATTGGTTGATGATAGGTTATATCTTGACGAGAAATGTTACCGTACCCATATGTTAACCAAGGAGATTATTAAGGTATTGAAAGACCTAGGCTTGGTGGTTTACGCTGACAGCGCCGATCCAAGGCTTATACAAGAAATATCAAATGCGGGGATAATCATATACCCTGCGGACAAGTACAAGGGATCTGTTATGGGAGGTATTATCAAGATGATGGAGTATAAGATTTGTGTCACCAAGAGATCTTTAAACTTGATAAAAGAGCTTAGGAACTATGTATACGCCCAAAACAAGGACGGTAAATTTATCAATGAGCCTATTGACGGGTATAACCATCTTATCGATGGGGCACGTTATTGGACGATAGGCAAGCTTCTAGGAAAAGTATTAACAACAAGACTGTACTCGAAGGAGGAGTTAGGATTTTAACATGAATTACATAGACGCTATATTTCAGGTCTTCCAAAACAAGATATTGAACTCGTTTGGAGTGGAGAGGGACTTTGTCAGCCTTATCAAGGATAGGGATATAAGCCGGGCCATGTCAATGATGCAATGCCGGGACAGGGATGTTTCCCAAGCGATCTTGGAGTATAACCCGGAATCCCATGAGGTTAATAAACGTCCTAATAAGCACAGGAAAAATCAAGAACCGTATATTACGGAGAAATTGCCAAGAGGAAGGCAAGCGTATATAAATGAGGTCGAGTTGTTTTTTCTCCTCGGGCAGCCTATCTTGTGGAAAGCTGTATCGGATGATACGGATAAGGCTTTCAGGGCATTCGGTGATTTTCTCCGTGATACTCGATTCAACACGACAATCCGGGAAGCCAAGCGTTTGGCCGGTGCGGAGACGGAGAGCGCTAAGGTTTATCATATATACAGGGAAAATGGCATGCCCCAAGTAAAGGTTAAGGTTATATCCAAGTCAAAAGGATATACATTGCGGCCTTTATTTGATCAATGGGATAACATGATAGCTTTTGGTTATGGATATACGCTACTTGAGGGCGATAAGTCCGTAGAGCATTTTGATATAGAGACCCCGGAATACATCTATAGATGCAAGAGAGCGGATATCGGATGGGATGTTACGCCATTGCCTAATCCTTCGGGTAAAATAAATGTTATCTACTATCGTCAAAACAAGGCATGGTATGGGGTTCAAAAGCGTATAGACAGAGAGGAGGCGGTTGATAGCAAGGCGGCGGATTCCAATAATTATTTCTCCGATCCAAAATTGAAATTAACCGCTGATGTCATTCAGAGCATAGTAGGGGGAGGATCTAATATGGTAGGAGAGGTTATCACCATGTCCGATAAGGACAAAAGCGCTGCCGAGTATCTCGTTCCGCCCGATTATTCCACGATGAAAGAGGCGGAGAAAAAAGACCTGTCATCAAGCATACTATTCGATACGTTCACCCCGGATTTCAGTTACGAGAACATGAAGGGGCTTGGGACATTATCCGGGGAGGCATTGAAAAGGGCCTTGGCCCTTGGATACATGAAAAGGGATAACTTGAAAGAGATATATGATATATTAATAGACCGTGAGAAGAATCTTATATTGGCTATCATGATGAACGTAACTCATATCGGCATGAGAGAGGAGTTAGGCAGGCTCGACCTGCAACATGAGTTCTCCGAGCCTTTCGCCGAGGATAAGGATAAGAGAATAGATATGATAGCGAAACTCTATGAGTCAGGATTGGTGTCCCTTCAAACGGCGGTAGATATGCTGTCCTTGACTGATAAGCCGGAGGAGGAGATTCGACGGATATTAGAGGATAAGCGGGAAAAGACGCAAGATAATAGAAAAGAGAAGATTGAAAATTCCAAAAGCCCGGATGATTCCAATCGAAATTAAAGGTCTTACGGAATTATTTAAATAAAAAATACTGTTAAATGGTATATAAAGGCATATTTATTCACAAAATTGAATTTTAAATATTATGGTAAAGGATGTACCGGCGCATGCGCAGCCTATCAAGCAATAGGCACGAATGGTTTAATATTATTGTTTTTGTGACAATCGGTCTATTGTCATGTATATAGCCTGTTTTTATTTTATTACAAGCTTATGTATCAATACTTTTATGCGAAAAATAAAAGTGATAGCATGAAAGAGAAGATTTTCCAGCAGTTAAAACAGAAGTACTCAAATCTTGGGTTAACGGAGGATGTTTTGAGGTCCGTGGCAGAATCATTGGGGTCCACTGGCCTGATTACGGACGATAATCTTGAAACTGCGGTAGCAGGGCAAGAATCAATGTTGAAATCTTACCAGAGTTCCTTGGATAAGGTGCGAACCGAATGCGCAAATTACAAGAAGGAATTAGAGGAGTTGAGAGGCAAGGGGGGCGGCCAGCAACAGCAACCAGATAAAAACGAGGAGCCGGATTGGTTCAAGAAGTATCGTGAGGAGCAGGACGAGAAAATCCGGCTCTTGATCTCCGAGAATGATAAAGCTAAGGAGGAGAAAGCACGTGCTGAAAGACACAATCTGATCCTTGACAAGGCCAAGAGCCTTAAGATCTCAAAGGAACGGATAGAGGAGGGCTTCGCTATAACGGACGATATGGACGATAATGCGATTGATACTTATCTGTCCAAGGTGAGACAAAATGAGGTCGCAAAGGGATTAGAGGAAAAAGGTTCGGCGTTCTCTGTCTCTACGTCCAAGGAAAAGAGCAAGGAGCTCGCTAAGGATTGGGCCAAATCATTGCCGGACGCTAATTAAAGTAAAAGATTATGGGTATCGAATTTAACAAAACAAAGATTAAAGGATCGTTCCCCGTCTTTTGGCGCGGGGAATGCTCTCCCCTTCCCGGAGATTTCAAATTAACCACTGAGTTGGCGGAAGGGACAATCGTGCGAAAAGGCACTCCTATCAAGCTGGACTTTGATCGCATGGAGTGCAAGATCTGTAAGGCCGTTAAGGTATTAGCCGGAGGAACGACCACTAAGCCACGTATAGGGAAAGATAGCTTTGTCGCCAAGGGAGATTCTATTGGTGGGCAGAACGTGAGTTCCGTAGATTCAAGCAACTCTGATTATGACGTGGTTACATTGGCTGCCGCTGTAGAGTCTGCTACAGAAGGGGCGATTCTTGCCGTGGGAACGGATGAGCCTGACGCTGTGGTTGAGACAACGTTTGTCTATACGAAGAATATGTCTTTCCAGACGGTATCGGCGGGATATGAGGTCCTTATCCTTAAGGATGTGGCTTATCCAGTCCCTTCCTCATGGTTGACGGGATTCAGCATGAAGAATAATCCCACTATTAAGTATATTAGACAGTAAGGAGGTGAACGATGGATGTTTATAGTTCTATTTTTGGCGAACTGACAAAAGAGGTTCAGATTCGTATTGACGCTGCCACGGAGCTTCGCAAGCGCTTGTTTGACCAGAATATCTACGAGCGTTATCTTGATTGGGATGTCCCGACTATCGGCCTTAATTTTGAGGAGCTGATCGGGCAATATAACTTGAGCGTTGCGGCGGCTACCCTTGATTCCAAGGGAAAGGAACCGATCTTGGGTACGGAGGGGCTTGAGACCTTGAAGCAAAAGGTCCTTACCCACCAGATGAGTTACTCAATGCCGATCGAGGAGTATCGTAAGGTCTTGCAGATCCTAGACTCTAGGATGTTGACGGATGACCAGAAGACACAGCAGCTCATTAATCTGATGTGGAATAACGTGTCTACCGTTGTCAAATCCGTACAATCTAAGCTGGATATTATTTTCTTGGGTGCCTTGTCTAACAAGGGGGTATTTACCTTTAATGCCAATAATAACCCTGAAGGAGGGGTACGTGGTATTATTGATTACAAGATGCCGCCCGAGAATATCGCTAGCGTTACCCTTGACTGGACGGATACCAATAAGGACAACGTCGATCCTTTCGAGGATATCCAAGGTGTCGTGGATGCGGCCCAAGACAAGGTGACGTTTGATAAGATATTGATGTCTCCGGCCAGATTGTCTTATTTGCTTAAGAGCAGGAAGATGAAACAGGTCATTTTTGGGACCGACAAATCCGGCACTCCTCTTTTGATGTCCGGTTTGAATGAGTTCCTACGCTCTAATGACCTTCCTGTCATAGAGACAGTGAGACGTATCACCCGTATCCAAGACAACGGCAAGCTATCCGAGTACAAGCCTTGGAACGACAAGAATATCGTCTTTGTCCCGGCAGGTAAATTAGGTGTCATCAAGAACGCTTACGCCGATAATGAGTTGAGACAGGAACCGGGCGTTACTTACTCTAATTATGGCCGGATTCGTATCTCTCAATGGGGCAAGGGTGAGACGGATAATTCCAATGGCGTAGAGTTTACCAAGGCTCAATCGCTATCCTTGCCGGTCCTTACCGAGATTAATGGCATTTACTCATTGACGGTGGAGGCATGACGATAAGAGACTACATAGGGCAGAAATTCTCGGCTTATGGAGATCTATCCGAGGCGGATATGCTGGATTTCAGTATCAAATCGGGGCTATCCCCGGACGATGAGATGTCTAGTGAATCCATAGGCAAGGTAGAGACAGGGATGATAGAGATCATCCCGTCGCTGCTATTGCGCCCTGATAGCGTCAATGAGAGCGGCTTCTCTGTCTCTTGGGACAAGGACGGCCTCCGGCGGTATTATTTGTTCCTGTGCGAACGGAACGGTGTTAGCCCGGATGTGTCTTCCGGTCTTGGGGTAGTCTCATCTTATACGGATTATTGATATGTATTACGCTCCTCACATATTAGAACGAAAGGTTGTCAAGGAATATGATCACGATGACAATGGCAATCCTGTTCCCGGGACTGGTGGTGAGTTATGGGAGAGACTGGGACGATGTAAATGCTATGATAAGAGCGCCGATCGGGTATATACGGTAAATGGCGTAGCCTTTGATTACAAGTATCGTGTCGTGACAGATAAGATCAAGATTAATGCTGGGGATATCGTGAGAGTATTGAACCAAGATGGGAGTATCCGAGGTAGTGGCGTTGTTATCAACCCGATGCTCACGGATTATCTAAATTACGGGCAAATATGGCTGGAATAATAAAGTTAAGTTATGATTTGTCCGATGTGGATGATTTCATCTTGGAGGCCTATCGTGAGGTGTTCGCCTTTCTTGCCCAACTAGGGCAATCCGCTTATGAGACCGCCGTTCAAGAAGGTAAATATAACAATATTACCGGAAATTTGAGGAGTTCATTGGGATATGTCATATCAATGGACGGCAAGATCGTAAAGGAAGGCGGGTTTAAGAGGATAGATGGACGTGGGGAAAATTATGAGAAGGTTTTTTTCACGACCAGATCCCAAAAGACGGTCCAGTTCTGGGCTAAAGGAAAGTCCGGGGATGGAAGCGAGGGAAGTAGGCAAGGACTTAGTTACGCTAGGGATCTGGCTTCTAAGCATACAAAGGGAGTGACATTGATTGTCGTGGCGGGAATGGATTACGCCAGCTACGTGAATGATATTCATAAGCTTAACGTGATAGATACTGCCGAGGCTAAAGTAATAGCTATGTTACAATGATAGTAAGCACGGACATACAGACAATCTTATATAAGAAAGCCTTGGAGCTTGGTGTTCCCGGGGTGTACAAGGAGGATGATACGCCTACAGGTAAGCTTGAGGAGGAGAGGATTACCGTACACTCGAATTCCTCGGAGCCGGGAATTACATGGAAGGTGGGATTCGTTCATGTCAATATAGCCGTCCCTGATCTGGACGAGAAAGGAACGCCTGATTTGGACAGGATGAATAAGCTGGAACGTATGTCCATGGAGGTGTTCAAGGACACCTCGGTGTTTGATGGCACTCCTTATACCTACGAGGTAGACACTACTAGAATTGAGGTTAACAGGGATCTTAAATGTCACTACGTTAATGTGAGAGTATTATTTAAAGTTTTAAATGTAATAGTATTGTAATATGGGAAGAACAATTTCTGCTATAGGCGTAAAAAGGATACTTTATGGGGAGCCTCTGGTTGCTGCACCCACATACGAGAGCTTGGAGACGTTATTTACGGCTTTCAAGGATGTTCAAATCGTCCATCAAGGGACTTATGAATATACCGAGGAGGACGGTACGTTAACAGAATACAAGGATGAGTTGACCGGCCAGACATATCGGTCATCGTTTGAGGCAGGATCACAGAGCTTGAATTGGGTGATCGGGGCATATGACTTCGCTACCAAGGCCGAGCTTATGGGCGGTAAACCCTTGGATACGGATAAGGGATGGGAACGTGGCAACGCCGGAGAGCAACGATATAAATGTATCGTCGCTATTACCAATGATGACGTGGCTATCATTTTCCCAAAGGCGAATCTTGTGGGTCGTGGGGCTTCCACGGATGGGGCCGTTGGTTTGTCGATGTCCGCCACCCCGCTGAAATCATCCACGACAATAGCTTCAGAGTATTGGTTTGACGTGGAAGGAAAATCCTTGAAGGATTGAATGTAATATGTCTTATAGGCACGGGGACGGCGGTATTTTCCGTTCGTCCCCGTTTTTGTTTAATTCTAATTTTTTACGTGACATGAACAAGGGTGCTAGTTTAGTGGCTGACGCTGTCTTAGGTGAGGATTTCAAGGTCGTGGTCCTAGGGGGGAAGGCGTATAAGGTAAGTCCTCCTACAATAGCGACGATTTGCAAAGGAATACAATACCTATCTCTTATTGATAAGACAACATCGGGCAAGGAGGATCTTGAAAAGGTGAGGAACGAACTGGAAAATATACTAAAGGGTTTGTCAGTGTTTGTTTTGGGGAGCGCCGATAGATATGAGGAGATCGAGGGGGCGACCCTTCATGAGCTAAGGGAGGCGTTGGAGACTGTCGTTAAATTCATATCCGCAGAGGATTTTTTCGTCTGTGCCGCCTTAGCCGAGAGCGTGGCAAGAATGGCGGCGACACCAAAGTGACAGGTAATGAGACCATGCTAGGGCAAGTGGCCACATTCATGGAATCGTTAAGATTGTCTTATGAGGACGTGGTTTATAAAATACCTTATCGAAACCTTCTGATCATGCAGAAGGATATATTGCATAGCGTTACCGGTGATTTGATCGTGGAGAGAACCGGGCGTGATTTGTTGAACCGAAAGGGAAAGGAGGGTGATTAATGGCAAAACTAAATTTCGAGGTCGATGCCGATCTACAGAAACTTATAAATCTTCGAAAGGAGGTGGAGGAGTTGAAATCCGCCTTGAAGGATTTCGATGTATCTACAGATACCAAGGGATTTGACGATTTAAACCGGAAATACGAGGAGGCGACACGGAAACTAAAGGACTATGAGCAGCAGATGCAGAATTATCAAAGGGTAATAGAGCAGCTTAAGGTCTCTAATGGGATTATTGATGGTGCTCGTCAGATAACAGAAGAGCTAAATAACGCTACCGATGTGTTTGTCGAGCAACAACTAAAGGTTAAAGGCCTAAGTGACGAGATCAAAAAACTCAACAAGTCTTATTTGTCTCTATCGGATGTAGATAAAAATTCTCAGAAGGGCTCTAATATATTAACCGACCTGAAGGAGAAGACCCGGCAGCACGCTTTAGAGAATGAGGCCCTGAAGAGGCTAAGGAAGGAATATTCGGACAATATCAAGATCGAGGGAGCCGCCTCGGATTCCCTTGTAGCGTTGAGAAAGCAATTGTCGTTGCTTAATGCCGAGTATGACCGCCTTTCCGCCACGGATAGGAAAGCGACCGTAGGGGCTAACCTGCAAAAACAGATACAGGCCTTGAATACGGAGATCAGTTCGGCGGAACAAGCTACCGGACGATATCAACGGAACGTCGGAAATTACGCCAGTAGTTGGAACGGATTGAGCGTGTCGGTTCAACAGGTCGCACGGGAGTTGCCTTCCCTTGCTGTAGGCTGGAATACATTCTTTTTGGCTATATCCAATAACTTGCCGATGCTTGCCGATGAGCTGAAGAAAGCCGCCGCAGAGTATAAGGCGTTCAAGATGGCTGTAGCGACAGGAAATAATGACGTGGCAAAAGTGGCTCCAGTCTGGAAGCAGTTGATAACATCTATTTTCAGTTGGCAAACGGCCTTGGTTGCGGCGATAACGCTTTTATCTGTCTATGGGAAGGATATTATCGAATGGACGAAAAAATTATTTGGAGCGGGCGAGGCTATAAAAAACACGAAGCAGCTACAAGATGATTTAAACCAATCTTTTTCTAAAAATTCAGGAGAATTAAGTAGGTTAATTATTCAGTTTAAGTCGTATCAAAGACAGTGGAAAGAACTTGCAGGTAATTTGCAAGAACAGCAGAAATTTATAGATAAGAATAAAGATGCGTTAGATTCAATGGGGGTTTCGATTAAATCTGTAAGAGATGCAGAGAATTTGTTTGTGGATAATACAGATAATTTTATAAACTCATTGAAATTGCGAGCTCAAGCTACTGCCGCTCAAGATTTAGCTGCCGAAGAATATAAAAAGGCTATCCAAAAAGAAATAGAGGCAGATAAAATTAGAGAAAAAGCAAGTGAAACTCGTAAAAAACAAGAAATTGACGCAACCGGAGTTATACAAGATACTCGTTTTGGTAATATAAAATCTCATCAACAACTAGTAGAAGATAGGGCAAAAAGTTTTGATCATGAAGCGGAAGCTGTAGATAGAGACGCACAAGCCTTGAAGCGGAATGCGGACGCTTATTTTGAACTTGGTAAGGCAAAAGAACAGGCGGCTGATGATCTTCTTTCTAGTTCAGGCATTGAAAAGTACGATAAATACGAAGAAGATAGACTTAAAAAAGCTCAACAAGAAACAGAAAAACGGAAGAAAGAGGCTGAAAAACAAAAAGAAGTACAAGAGCGTGTCAATCAGCAATTACTTGATCTTCAAAATAAGAACCAGCAATCTAGGATAAATCTTATGGAGGAAGGTTCCGATAAGCGCATCGCCCAAATAGAATATGATTACGATCGTGAAATAGAGGCTATCCGTAAGAGAGAGAAAGAGTGGCGTGAGGTTCAAGGAGGCAAACTTACGCAAGAACAAACGGTCGAGATAAAAACAGCCATTACACAGGCTCAAGCTACCCGTATGCGATCCACGCAAGAAGTAGAGAATGAGCAGATCGAGGCTCAACGTAAAGCCATGAATGATTACCTTAAGGAATATGGCACTTATCAAGACAAAAAGATGGCTCTCGCCGCCGAATACGGGCAAAAAATAGCGTTTGCCGAGACCGAGGGAGAGAAATTGATACTCGGGAAGGAATGGGATAAGCAGCTTTCCGACCTTGAGATAAAGAGTGGCAATACCGCCAATGCCATAATCGCTCTTTTCGGAGACATGAAGGACAAGACTCTAAAGGAGTTGATAGAGATATCCACCAAGGGTAAGGAGGCCTTGGAATTTCTTAAGTCCGGCGAATGGGATGAATCAAAAGGCAAGGGATTAGGCATAACGCAGGAACAATTCGATCTTTGGTCTGATATGCCTGAAATAATGGATAGGGCAGGGAAAAGCGTTGAGAGCACCAACGAGAAGGTTGATGAGTTGAGACCCGCTTTTGACAAGGTGACGGAAGGAGTGAGGCGTTTTTTTGCCGCCGGTGATGATCCTAAAAAACTGACGGAATCATTGCAGCTTATTAATGAGGGTGTAAATGAAGTTATGACCTCTGTCCAATTCTTGTCTACTTCATTTCGAAAACTAAGCGAGTCTATTGATATAAATGCTATTGAAGAAGTTGCGGATGGGTTTGAGACTATATTTGATTCTATATCATCAGGAATGGAGGGGGCTATTTCTGGGGAAAAGTTTGGTGAGCTAGCTGCTTCTATAGGAAAAAAACTGGGTGTTATAGGAGAAAAAGCTGCGTCTTTATTTGGCCCTATAGGAGCCGCCGCCGGTGCTGCTATTGGGGTAGTGACTTCTCTAGCGTCCTCTATCGCTAAGATCCATGACAAAAAGAACGAGAAACGTATACAGAGACTACAAGACCAGATCGATGTGTTGGATGCCTCGTATGAGAAACTAGGCCGTTCCATAGAAAAGGCTTATTCTACGGACGCTTCTAAGCTCATAAACCAGCAAAATAAATTGCTAGAGCAGCAAAAAGTGATCATCCAACAACAGATCGAGGAGGAAAGGAACAAGAAAAAGACCGACGATGACCGGATCAAGGATTGGCAAAAGCAATTGGAGGATATCAACGCTCAATTGGAGGACAATAAGGAGAAAGCTGTAGAGGCTATAACAGGAACCGATGTCATGTCCGCTATTGACGAGTTCGCCCAAGCGTATTCAGAAGCGTGGGCTACCGGAACTGATGCGGCAGAGGCTTCGACTAAGATTGTCCAAAATTTGATCAAGACGGCTATCATTGAGTTCTTGAAGAAGAAATTATCTCCTTCCGTAGAGGAATTCATGAAGAAACTGGCCGATTATATGTCCGATGGTATCGTTTCGCCTTGGGAAGAAGCGGAGTTGAACAAGTTGAAGGAAAAAATGGACGCTGAGGCCCAGAAGGTCTTCGATACGTCAAGCAAGTATTTCCAAGAGGATAAGAATGATAAATATGAGCAGACCGCTACATCCGGAGGTTTCGAGAAGATGTCTCAAGATAGCGCCGATGAGTTAAATGGCCGTTTCACCGCCCTGCAAATGACAGGGGAGGAGATACTGTTGTTCCTGCAAGGCTCCGAGCAATTCTTGAGCCTCTTGTATATAAAGGCCAGTATGGACGTGATATCTGTAAAGATGGCCTCATTGTATGACGTAGCGGATGAGACTAGGGCGATGATCGTCAGTATCTATATAGAGTTACAGCAGATCAATGATAATACCGCCAATACCGTGATACAATTGAAAAAAGCGGTGGATAAATTGACTAGTATAGAGACTAACACTAAAAACATGTAGTATGAATGTTGGAGATATAACGAGACGGGCCATTTCGCTAGGGGCTTGCAGTGAATCAGGCAAGGCCACTGACTGGAAGAGCCTCTGTTGGCTGTTTTTTTCCCCGCAAGGGCGGGAGTTTTGCGAGGAGAATAATTATCCCTCGTTGGATTTATTTAGAGGCATGGCTAAAAACATAGCTCCCTACGGGATATACGTGGATCGTGATCTAATTGAGCTTCACAATAAAACAAACGTAGGTGTGATAGGTAATACCGTGGCGTATTTGAGTTATGACGATAACACGAGGGTGCATAAGGTGATCTTGATGCACGGGGGCAAGGCCAAGATAGAGGCCGGTAACTACTCCGTGATATTGCTTGTCAATATCGGGGGATGCGAGGTGGAGATTATTAACGACGGAACGGCAAGGATATTATGTTAGGGGATCTATATATTAACGGGAATGACGCATGGGGCACGTATCGTGTCGCCATGGGAGAGGGTTTTATCCAGACCTTGCTAACCCCCGCGGGAAACAAGGATTTCATAGAGAACGAGAGCCGGTTGGAAAACGGGAAAAGGATCGTGTTCAATAATCCTAGGGTGGCTAGCCGGGATCTTACCCTTACGTTCAATATACACGGTGATACGCAAGAGGAATATTTGCTGAATTATAAGGCGTTCGTGGCTGTCCTTCAACAAGGCAAGGTCGTGTTGCGTGTTCCGGATCTTGGTATGACATTTACCCTTGTCCATAAGAGATCATCAAGCTTTGCCTTGGATCGTAATAGGCTGAATAGTAGGCTTTCCGTTAAGTTCGAGGAGCCTGATCCTACGTCAAGAGGATGATAAAAAGCCGTCCGGCCCTTATTGGCTAGACGGCTTTTTCCTCATTGCGCTAAAAGATGCGTGTTTAACGATCGAAGGTCGAATCTTCCCGGCTTTGACCTCCCGTTGTTGTACACCGAAACAGTCATGCTTGGCTTGGGGTTGGTCTCTCTAAATCCGCAAGCCCTCTCCAGCTCATCGATCAACCTCTCCATCTTGATGGATTGCCGGTTGAATCGCTCTATCGCTTTCTTATCCTCCCTTGATATCAAGGCTATGTCGCTGAGTATTTTATTTATATCTTTCATATTCATCTAGTTTTAAATCATTGCATCTATTCACTAATTGTCATGGCCTTGGCTGTACGTCCTTACGCCGTACCTATGAATTTGATATGTATATATGATTATTCCATAGCCGCAATCTTCCCGTCTGACGGATTTCCTCCGAACAAATGATTGATGTAAGCCAGTCCTTTTTGCGTAACAAGAATCTTCGTGACAACAAAACCCGGATGGCTGTTACGCTCGATGAATTTTTCCTTCATCTCGAAATACCCGGCATTGACAAACCGCTGCTTAGGCTCGTTCCGGTTAGAGAAGAACACGCCGACCTGTCTTAGCTTTTGGAATAGAGTATTGCGCCCAAATCCCAACTTTAGGATTTTTGCGGCCATCCCGATATCAACTTTGTCGTCGGTGGTGAAGGCGGCATCCGCAAAGTCGGCTTTGGGTTGGAGACGGTTTATTATCCGGTTAGCCTGTTCAATCTGTTCCGCTTGTTTGGCGGCCAGCATGAGAGCTTCGGAATATGACTGCGGGATTTGAAAGCCTCCGGTCTGCTTGGCGTTTTCCAGTTCTTCCCAACGGTCGATAATCTTTTCACGGAGTTTTGCATTATAGCCAGATGCGAGAATTAGACAACCTTTCTTGGAGAGACTATAACATGGACTGTTTCTATTAGATTTATCCTTATAGGAGGTCTCCACAAAATTGTGGGCAGCTACTCCTTGATTTAATAAATTCCTGATGTCTCGCAAAATAACATCATGTCTTTTCCCTGTCAGTTCAGCTATCTCAAGCGAACTCATAGTTTCTTTGACTTGCAATAATTCAGTCATAACTTGTAAATTTTAGACAATAAAAAAACTGCGCTACGTGTTGTCTAAGTCTTACAAGCAGAACTCCGTGGGTATTTCTACTCCACGACACGGCGCAGTTATATCATTATATAACAATATCATATATGTATAAGCACAAAAAACGCTGACATAAGCCAGCGGAATCGTACCGCTTGTAAAATTTAGACACCGCAAACATACGAACAATTTTTGGAATTGCAAAGAAAAGCCTTAAATGATTTGCAGGTAATGTTATGATTTCAAATAGGACATATACTTATTAGGTCTTCTAGTATCTACTGCAAGATATATAGGATATATACTGCGTTGGTAAGGTTGGCACTGCTTAAAGATAATACATATGTTACAAAACATACCTTTTATAAGATGACAGATGTGAGAATTAGGTAATTTTGCAAAAAAGATAAATATCATGAAAGACGTTATCATTACAACAACTTCTTCTGTAGAAAATAAGCCTGTTCAAGAATATTTGGGCTTAGTCTGTTCTTCTTTAGTTATAGGTACTAATATATTTTCAGACATGGCAGCATCTTTATCCGATATATTTGGAGGCAAATCAAGTTCATATGAAAGAAAACTTGAAATTATAAGGGAAGAAGCTATATCTGATCTAAAAAATAAAACCTTAAAAAAGGGGGGGGATGCAATACTCGGATTGCACATAGACATAGATGAGATATCTGGAGGAGGAAAATCTATGTTTATGATATCAGCATCAGGAACAGCATGCAAATTACAAGAGAATAATAACCAAAATTCCATATCTTCTGCAAGAATTCAAGATATAATAGAGAAAATAAAAGTAATAAGTAGAATAAAGGAAGCTAAACCTATTTCTGATGAAGATTTTGAGTTTATGATAAACAATCCTTCCATAGATTATCTTCATCCTCTTATAGACAAATATATTCATTATGCAAACTCTGATGAGCGATATGATAGATCCATGGTTTATATAGCTAAAGTTATTTCTAATTTGCCATTCAATATAACCGCTAAGATCATTTATGATAAGCTCAAAGAGGAAATGTCAGTGCTGGATATTATAAGAAAATGTCAATTATTTGATCCTTCTTTGACCTTAGAAATGATTCAAGTAGATTTAAAAAAGGCTATAGGGACAATGAATGCAGATAAACCAAATTATGATAGAAATGATCTACTAATAATGAATAAAATTATAAATATAATAGACAGCTTACCTGATAGAGGTCGTTTAGAGACTATTAAAGGGCTATTTGGGAAAGAAAATAAAAAATACATCTGTCCTAATGGGCATAAAAATGATATCGATCATGTTTGTTGTTGCGAATGTGGAGAGAACATAAAGGGGCTAACTTCTAATGAGTTGTCAATATTAGAAATGTTTAAGTTGAAAATACAAGCAATTCAATTATCCTTTAATTAAACTCTCATCCGGGGTGTCCTCCGGTTTTCCGGATAGAAGGTAAGACTTCGCTTGTGACCCATTTACGGAATGGCTTAACTTTCTTGCTACTACTTTGTAACAATACATCATAAAAACCACTCTCTGTTATAAAGTTAGCTAAAGTGTTCCCTATACCCTCAGAGTAATTTAGGGCGTGTAAGTCAATAAGTTGAACATCTTCTTCGTCTAGTCTACTTTTTACAGATGATGGATTTGTTAATTCTACCGACTTGCACACATCAGCTAAGCAAAACAATGGCTCGCCATTCTCATTCATCGCAATTCTTACTTGTCCGAACTGCTCATTTTGGAAAATTCGAATATTATTCATAACTTTGTGCAGTTATAAAAGTTAATATTATCCTCATTGGTAGCTCGGTCAAGCACTACCTTTGAGGATTTTATTTTGACCGAAGTGGTAGCCGGGGACTTGAACCCCGGTGTATGCCGTCCTACCTGCTTATTACCAGTCTCGCTTGACAAGGTAAAAAGCGAAGGGCAAAGATTGAAGTTGCCTATTGTGACGGTCTGCAACTGGAATCAATGCCCTTAAATATCTTCTTTCGCTACCGTCACATGAGCGATCATTTTCATATCACAAAATTATATATGACAAAATCCGTGGCCTATTTTTTCAAGGCTCGAAAAACCACAATGGAGCTATTGTTGTAAAATCCCTCCGGCCGTATTACCGGAGGGGCATCTACTTCCGATCCTCTCCCCGTCGTTCGAGTTATCCCGCAAGCCTGCAAGTCATGTCGCTAATTACGCTCATGAATCTATCGTAGGTCTTTTTATTCCATTCCTTGTGATCCGGCATCCAGTCATTGAATATCTCCATGTAGACCACATCGTGAGACCTGTCCTGTACGGTGACGCATAAACCGCCCGTCTCCGGCATAACGCCTACATTTATATGTACCGGTTTCCTTCCGATCATACACTCCAACGCAATCCTTTGCACGTTCTTCAATACCTCTATCGTTTCCATATTTCTTATATCATTAATGTATAGTTATCAATCTCCCGAATAAACCCTGTTACCGTAAAGGCTAGCCATACCGACATGAGATAAGACAACATGCTTGCGATACTCGATGCGTCTAGCTTCTTCCTCTGCCAATCTCTTGGCCTTGGCCTCATTATTTTTTATCTCTATCTTGGCATTATCCCATGCTATAGAAAGGCACTTGCCAAAAGACCAAGAGAATTTTCGGTAAAGTCTGAATAATCTCCATGCGTCTTTCATGATCTCACTCTTGTTGTATTTCTGTGTTGCCATTGTACTGTTATTTTATTTTGATGATGCAAATATACAAGCTATATCTTGTCTAAACAATAAATAAAGCAAGATATATCTTTATTTTAACATTAATTACACAAGATATACCTTGTTTGTATGATTAATAAAAATACTTTTGTGCAAGAAATAACTTTACATCATGAGAATAAGAGAAGCTATAGAAGAACAAGGCATGACTACTAAACAAGTCGCAGAAAAATTAAATGTAACCTTGAGTGCTTTAAACCAAAGCATATCGGGTAATCCTTCAGTAAAAGTAATAACCAATATAGCTAATGCTATAGGAGTACCAGTATGGCATCTTTTCGCCTCCCCTTCTGAAGTACAAAAAGAGACCGATGGTGGGTATAAGTGCCCTAACTGCGGTCACCCATTGAAGATAAAGGTGGAATGATGTTATCTTCAATGATCTCAAAATAAAAATCATGAAAGTTTGTTTTCTGCATACAATACATTACCTTTGCGATACAATATAATACATTAAGTAATATGGAAGCAGTAATAAGAAAGCAAACCTCGTTCCGTTTACGTGAGGACTTGTTGCAAATATTGCAGGAACAAGCCAAGAAAGCGAACAGGAGCCTGAATAATTTCGTAGAGAGCACCTTGATGGACGCTGTATACTCCGAGCCAAACGAGGAAACGATAGCGGCTATAAGGGAAGCACGTACGACCAAGAATAAAGAAACGTTCGACAGCGTGGATAGTTTGATGGAGGAATTAATGAAGTGAAAAAGAAATTACACCCAACAAGCCAGTTTAAGAAAGATTTCAAACGTATTCAGAAATTCCCCAAAAAAATCGCAGCTTTTGAATATATCGCAAACCTGCTTATAAATGACCATCCGATTCCACAAGAATACAAACCTCACATGTTGAAAGGTGAGTATAAAGGGTGTATGGAATGCCATATAGAAGGGGATTTTCTTCTTATTTGGATTGACGGAGAAATAATCGACTTGCTTAGAATTGGTAGTCATTCCGAGTTGTTCGGAAAAAAGAGATAGACAAGTACAAATATGAATACATTGACTTACAAAGGCTATATCGGGTCTGTATCTTTTAGCGAGAAGGACAATGTTTTCTTTGGAAAGATAGAAGGCATTGATGGTCTTGTTAATTTTGAGGGGGAAAGCGTGCGGGAACTTACAACGGCTTTCCACGAGGCTGTAGATGATTATCTGGCGTATTGCGAGGAAGAGGGGATTGAACCGCATAAGAGCTATTCTGGTTCATTGAACGTTCGTTTATCACCGGAACTTCATAGTAGAGTGGCTGTTCTGGCAAAGCAAGCAGGCGTTTCTATTAATGCTTTCATAAAAAAAGCCGTGGAAAAGCAAGTTGCTGTAATGTTGTGAATTATAAAGTTATGAAAATTATATGTTGTAAAACATAAATTTTACCCCCCCCATTTGCATATATTAACAAATAGCTTTATATTTGCAGCAATTTACTAATCATTAAAAACGTTTTTAAAATGAAGAAGCTTTTGTTTATTATGGCAATGATGTTGCCGTTGTTTACCTTTATCGGATGTTCGGATGATGATGAAAAGAAAATCCCTGATGAAATGAAAAATATTTACGGAACTTGGGTCTTGAATCAAGTTGATACAGGAAATGGAGATGGTTATGTGGATTGGCCAATGAAAGAAACATCTGCTACTTTTAATGAAGATGGTACATATTCCGGAAGTGGATATTTTGGAAATGGTTCCGGAACATATATATTGGAAGGAAGTACTATAACTTGTTTTGTTGAAGGTAAAGAGTTTGTCAAATATGATATTATAAGTTTAGCAGAAAATAATTGTGAATTAAGAATGTATATATCAGGCAGTGATACAGACTTAAAAATTAAATGTCGAAAGCGCTAATTATTATTCACAGGCCCCGCTCCCCACAGTTCGGGGCTTTTTTATTTCCTCCTACACAAAATTACAACAATCCCTTCATTGTTTTCTTTAGGTCCGCTTGATTTTTTGTCATCCCCCTCATATGCGTGAACTTTGAGTTCATGATCGAGATAAAGGACATATCTGGTAGAGTCAAGTTGTCGGTATCGATAGAAACGGGATCGGTACGTCGGTTTGAGTTGATGAAAGAGGACTATGTGAACCTCGTGTTCTCCTTGTCCGACCCGGTACAACTGGAGATCGGAGACAATATCGATTATGGAGGTAGCGTTTTCTACGTAACTGCCAAGACATACCCGACATTCAACACATCCACAGGCGGATACGACTATAGCGTGCGATTCGACTCGCATTATTACCGATGGAAGAATCATATCCTGTTTTACGATAGGCAAGGTAACAAGGAAGCGTCATGGAGCCTTACACGTGCTCCGGAGGCCCACCTAAGCATTGTCGTATCCAATTTGCGATCTCTGGGATTCAGGTATAACGGCAAGGAGTACCAAGCCGTTGTCGATAGCTCCGTTGACGCTGTAGCCAAGCTCGTGCAATACGACAGCACGAATATCGTGGATGCCCTTACCAAGATTGCCGAGGCGTGGGAGTGCGAGTGGTGGGTAGAGGGCGACAAGATATATATAGGGCGGATAGAGCGTGGCGATCCAGTAGATCTGGAAATAGGCCGGCAAGTAGCGTCCATGTCAAGAAGCCAAAGCCAAGACCTGTTCGCCACACGCCTGTACGCTTTCGGCTCAACGAGAAATATCCCCTCGGACTATCGCAAGGGGGAATCCGGTACGGTGGTGCAAGGGGTGGTGCAAAAACGGCTCATGCTTCCTAAGGGAACCCCCTACGTGGACGTGGTACAGGGATTGACCGAGGATCAAATAGTGGAGGCGGTCGTTATATTCGACGATATATACCCACGTAAGATCGGTACGATAACCGAGGTGATACCTAAGGAGGTCACGGAGGAGGGCGAGGACGGGATATCGGAGACATTCACCGTCTATCGGTTCAAGGACTCGGGATTGTCCTTCTCCGAGGAATACGTGCTTCCCGGCAAAGAGCTTCGTGTCGTATTCCAGACAGGGCCGTTGTCAGGCATGGATTTCGCCTTGCGATTCAACCCGGAAGGATTGCCGGAGGATGATCCGGAGGCTCAGGTGTTCGAGATAGTCCGTAATGACTCCTATGGTCAGACATTGCCGGAAAGCCCTCTTATACCGGGGACGGGGAACAAATATATCCTATACAATTTTGACACGCAATACGTAAGTGACACCCTTATCCCACAGGCGGAAGAGGAATTGCTGAGAAGGACGATAGAGTATAAGGCCAAGGTCGTGTCGGACCCTTCCACTTACACATGCGTCCTTAACTCATACTACGCTTCCGGCTACGATGAGAATAATGGTATATTGAACCCGGAAAAGGCGATTGATCTATCCGTAGGACAGCGTGTCAGGCTTATCAATAAGGCCTATTTTGAGAATGGGCGGGAATCTAGGGTATTGGGTTTCGAGAAAAAACTTGATATCCCATATGATTCGCCTTCCTATACGGTAGGAGAGAGCGCTGCTTACTCCCGGTTGGGAGAATTGGAGCGTAAGTTGGAGAATATCCAATATAAGGATAACACGTACGTCAACCAAGGTAGCGGTTCTTTCGGGGTGTATATCATAAAGAAAGAGGATACTACCGCCGCCTCGGACGAGAACGTTTTCTCCGCTCTGCGGACATTATATGAGATAAACAAGGTAAAACAGGATAACGACAAACGTTACCTTCGTAAGGACATACCCGATATCGCCCATGAGGGTATTTTATTCGACAAGAAGATAGGCTCCTCCATCTTTCTTGACGGCATGGACGGCAAGGGCTGGGAGATCAAGGCCGACGGTTCCGGTATCATGGAGGCGTTGAAGGTGCGTTCCGACATATACGCTGGCAACAAGATCGGCTCCATATCGTTCGCCCCCGGCTTCACCGGCTGGGGCACGGAGATAGACATCCCCACGGCCACGGGAACCTTTGACAACATATTCGTTAGGAAGACCTTCACGGCCTACGAGATAGTGTATTCGCAGATATACGGGTTGGGCGGCAACCAGATCGTATCCGATATCAACAAGATAGGGAGGGTCGAGAGGCTGTCCGATCGTTGGAGATGCTACATGGACGACATGGACGGTCTCATGCTGATGAACCTCAGGGAAGGTGACGGAGTGAGGATACAGAGAAGGAACGGTATCACGTCCACTAAATATCTATTCGGTCGCTGTATCGGTATCTCATCCGACTATTTCGACGTGGCCTACCCGCTGATAGAGGGTACCGGCGAGCCAGAGGCGGGGGATTTCGCCATGCGTTGGGGTAACGACAGGGATACCACTAGGCAGGGCCTTATCTATCTGACATCGGCGGATCAAGGAGCGCCGTTCATCGCCGTATATGACGGTATCACGGGCGTTTCCACGCAAGACACGCTGAAGGCCCAGCTAGGCAACCTCTCCATGATCCGCACCAAGAACGGTACGCAACTGAAGGGTTACGGGGCTTACCTTAACGGAATCTATATAGAGAACTCGTCCATATACCTCGATAACGGCATGACCGTGGAACAACAGTTCTCCGTGATGAACGGGGAGCTGAGGAGCGAGATCGAGGGGGTGAGGAACGACATGTCTCTGGAATCCGGGAATATACTTGTCAATTCCACGTTCGGGAAGGACACAAATTATTGGCGGTCGGAGAACGAGGTCCATTTCATTAACGTCGGGGGCGACCTGTTATGGATAGGCGGCGCTTTCTACTCGGAGAAGAGAGAGGTGGCGGACATCTACCGTGACGGTGATCGTAATGTGCTCCGTCTGCTGGGGACTACCATATACCAGTCAAACGCCAACATGAAAGGCGATAAGGCGGCTGGGACCTACTCGTACGCCTTTTTCTACAAGGTCATGAGACGAGGTGTTTTGACGGTGGGTTTCGCCGGGCAGGAGTTGTACGACTCCTTGACCCTCGATCCGTCCGACGAGTACGTCAAGCTGTCAAAAGCCGGCAAATGGGACGGTACCGGGGATTTCCGGATCGGATTCACCGGCGAGATATTGATATACGGCGTGTCGTTGTTCAACGACCGGTTGGCCGATGCCGTGATAAAGCTTGAGACGCGGATATTACAGACAGAGGAGTATATCAAGTTGCTGGCCACGAAGGAGTACGTGGACTCGGAGACCGGTGCGATATATACCAAGTATGACGCAGAGTTGTCGGTCATGGCCGATAAGATAGAGCAACGTGTAACCAAGACGGATTTCGATACGGAGACAGGAGCGATTAAATCGGAGCTAGAAGGAAAGATTACCGTAGAGGCTGGAAGGATAACGAGCTTGTCGACATCATTAGATAACACAAACAATTCGCTTACGCAAGTAGGCACGGAATTGGATGCTGTAAAAGGTAATCTGGAGCTATATGTCAAGAAAGATGGTGTGATAAGTTCAATCAATCTTTCAGATGAAGGCATATTGATACAGGCTGACAGGATCAATCTTGTAGGGGCGGTGACGTTCAGCATGTTTAATACGGATCTTCAAAGCACTATTAACGGGAAAGCAAACTCGAGCGCTCTAGGGGATTTGGCTTATGAGAGCGAGGTAGAGATGTCCGATCTTTCCTCGGTGTTACAAGGTATCATCAGCGGCAAAGCTACTCCCGACGATATAACAACCGCATTGAAACCGTATGTCACTTCTACATCTCTAACCGAATCTCTGAAAAAATACGAGCTGACAGGCGTGGCGGATGATAAGGTTAAGGATTTGATAAACGCCCTTACAGGGAAGCAATCCACGACAATCATTAATGGATTTATAGATACATCTTTATTGAATGCGGATAAAATCATAGCGAACGCCGCATCTATAGCTGGATTTACGATTGACAAAAATCAGCTTTATGGAACAACGAATAATGAATATTACGGGAGTTATAAGATGTACATGGATTCAAGCAGATGTGAGATCGGGATATCTGATAGCAATGAGTCAACGTATAAACTAAGCGTAGGATATAATTATAGGACAACGAATGATGCGGGGACAGCGTCCTTGTTCATCAAAAAATCACTGGCGATAAGAACTATGGTCGAAGTCCCGAGAACCGCCATAAAAGTAGCAGTCACTAATGCGGACGATTCTAATATGGTAAAGTTAGAATGTGAGTCTACCAGAAATGATAGCGGGTTCATGAATTTTTTGTATTGCGAGCATGGAATAAGAGATATACAGCTTGGGACTAAGAAGTTCTCAAACGACTCGCCGGGAATATGGCGTACCGTTTTACGTATGAGTTTAATGCCTTCGGTAACACAAGTAAACACTGAATCCACGTCAGGGACTAGATATAACGTCAAATGGGATTCCGCTACGGGACTTTTATATATAGAATAATTATTAACAACTAAAATACAGTAAATCATGAGAGTAAATTTCAACAAGAATTTAAAGGACTTCGATGGAGAAGACATGAGGGACAATTCCGGTAAAGTGAAGGTCATCAAGGATATCGTATGCGCTAGGCTTTACTCGTACGGTGATGATATGAGCGAGGATGAGAAGTACGAGCTTTACAAGCTAATGACAAGGATCAACGCCGCCGATGGCGATATGGACATTAGCGACAAGGAGTCCCTATTGATAAAGAAATGTTGTAACAAGACATTGACCGCCGGAGCTTTCGGTCAGATCTTTGAACTTTTAAACGTATGATACCATGGAGATAACGAGCGACACAAGGACGATAAACGGCTACTCGGAAGTAGCCGGTATCAAGATACAGTATTCCGCCTCGGTCAAGACCGATGAGCGGATAGACCGGATAACAGGCTCTTTTATCAGGGACGGGGTACGTGTGGGATCTCTGGTCTACGAGCGTAACGGGCAATTCTTCATGTCGGTGGACAAGCCCGGCGTGATAACGAGCAAGGAGGATGCGGTGGCCATCGCCACTCAATTCTTTAACGACACTTACGAGATGTTGAACAGTCAAGCGGTGGAGTAATATGGAAAGCATCATCCTATCATCGGGCACCGAGGTAACCCCCGAGGACATCCAGAAGATAGCGTCGGCGGTCAACGGCCTGTTGCTGACCACGTCTAAGGACCCGGGACAGTACGAGGAGGCCGATAGCCTGCAAGGTATATCTTCCTTGCCGGTGTTCAGGCAATCCGGATCGGCCTACGATCTCGTACGTGTGGCCATATCCTTGTTGAGGGGCGTTGACGGGAAACAGATCGTCTTGCAGGTCACCGCCGATTACATACAGTGGCGTTACGAGGACGGGATGTGGCAGAACCTCATACCGCTCGCCGACTTGAAGAGGCCGGCCACGGAAGCCGCCGCCGATGTGCGTGAGAGGATGAACGCTATCGTGAGCGAGGTGAACGCCTTGAAGACCCAGTTCGAGAACGACGTGAGGCACGCCTTGGAGAGGGCGGATGCGGCAACCGAGAAAGCGAACACGGCGGCTGAGAACGCCAAGTCGGTGTCTGACCACCCGGGCTATATCGGCGATGACTTCCATGTCTACACGTGGGATTACGCTACCGGGACCTATATCAAGACGGACAGGATACTGAAACCGGAGGCGTTCACGATCTACAGGGTCTATAAGTCAGTATCGGTCATGGAGGCGGACAAGTCTAACGTCCCGGAGGGTAAATTCGTCATCATCAACACGGGCAGCGTGGAGGAGGAGGATACCGGCAAGCTATATCTCAGGACATCCACGGGCTACGATTACCTCGTGGACGTGTCCGGCATGAGAGGCTTCACCGGGAAGACCCCGCAATTCTCCATAGGCACCATAACGGCGGGCACGTATCCTTCCGTATCGTTGTCCGACGGGGGCACGGACGCATCCGGCAACCCCGTATACAGGATGAACTTCGTGTTGCAGAGAGGCCCTAGGGGATTCTCTCCCAAGATATCGATCGGGAAGGTGACGACCGGTCTCCCGGGAACGGCGGCCCAAGCCACGATAACCGAGAAGGGAGAGACCGAGGAAGGGGTTCCATTGGCGGAATTAGATCTTACCGTCCCGCAAGGACAGGACGGATCGGTAGTCGGCGTATACAAGACAAGGGAGATCGACCATGTCCCGGGGGCTAACGACGTGACCTACGAGGAGGGCGGCGAGACCAAGAGCTACCCTATAGGCGGTGAGGTCTATCTAAGGGAGTCTCCCGGAGACGTTACGTTCTACAAGCTCCACGACATAGTGGAGGGTAAGGCCATATGGGAGGAGTCTTCCGGTGCCGCGTTACCGGGGAACATTTACTTGACAGGGGCTAATTATTTCAATGATTCGGTAAAAATAATAAAGGGAGGAATATTATCATGAGCAAGACAGGGGCTTACGTATACCAACAGATAGAGCAGTCCACCGCCGAGTGGACGGCTGACAGCACCATATACCCGCCGTCGCTATGGCTTTTCGAGCGGTTGGCGAACGGCAATTTAAACATGAAGTTCTCGGACGGTATCCATACGTACGCCGAGCTTCCATTGATGATGCAAGACATCAAGGTGAGGATAAAGACTAACACGGACACGGAATACGTCTTGGAGATAACCTCCGCTGAGGGAACCATAACCACGCCTAACTTGCGTGACCATTACGACGATACGGATATCCGGAATCTGGTCACCGGTCTAAGGACGGACGTTAATAAGTTAAAGCCCGTTGTCACATCCACCCCGTCTAACGGCCAGATAACCATAACGCCGGACAAGGCCCAAAACGAAGATCCGGACGTGTCGATAACGCTGGAGACCAAGGGGGACAAGGATAAGTCTCTGATGGCTGATGGCAAGTACCGCAAGCTGCCCGTGTACGGCAGGAACCTGTTGCTGGGATCAGGGAAGGAGGTGAGTAACTCGAATTACAATATCGCTGATTATTGGCTAACTGAACCGATATCTAAAGGAACACAAGTAACATTGACTATTTTTGGAGAATTGGGTGATGATAAGGAAATGTTCACTATATATAACTCTACTGGTGCAGTAGGTTCTATGGCTCAGTTCAGTAAGGCTGACTTTGTGAATGGGAAGGCCAGTAAGACTTTTAAATGGATTACTAATATCGGAGATGCAGTAGCTGATAATACACATATGGTTGTATTTAGTTCTCCTAAAACTGGCACATCAACTTCCACCATCCATAAGATTAAACTTGAATATGGTGACATCTCCACCGAGTGGACCCCCGCTTGGGAGGACATCCCGGATATAGAGGAGCGGTACGCCTACGGTGTAGAGTGGGACATGGCATCGTCAAGCCCGGACGGGAAGCGTGTGGGTAATATGCAACTACATCGGGAGTTGCCGGTGCAGAGTAAGATGAGAAGGTGTCTTTTGGATAGAGATGGTGGAGTTAAAGAATATTTGGATAATGAGCTTTCATGGGGTGGAAGCTATTTGGATTATGCCGTTATGACAGAGATACCTGAACATTGGTATAAATTGTATTTTAATGGCACTAAATTTAGGAAGATGTTGTCCGAAATTCCATTACCTGGGTATAAACATGTAGATAAGTTCTATATCTCAACATATGAAGCCAGAATGTATAGAACCGATAATTTATTATGTTCGGCGGCTGGAGCTAGTAAATTAAGTGATCCTAATTCAACTAATTTTAGAGGTGGTGACAACACCGCTGAATGGGATGATACCTACCGTTCCCTACTCGGCCGCCCCGTCACCAACCTCACCCGAGACCAATTCCGGCAAGCCGCTAGGAAACGTGGCAGCGGCTGGGAAATGTACACCTATAACGCCCACAAGATCCTGTTCTGGTTATTCGCCGTCGAGTACGCCACGCTGGACAGCCAGAAACCTTTCAACGCCCAGAAGGACGCTAACGGTTTCGCACAAGGTGGCTTAGGTCCGGGACCGACGCAAATGACGGATTGGGCTAACTTCAACAACGCCAACCCCCTTATCCCATGCGGCTATACCAACGAGTTCGGGAACGGCTCGGGAGAGAAGGCATATGTGGTGAAGAACGCTTCCGGCGGTACTCATGCCACATTGATGGCTAACAGGTATCGTGGTATAGAGAATCCGTTCGGCCATATCTGGAAATACACCGATGGGGCCAACATACAAGTCACCACGGGTGATTCCGGATTGTCTATCTTATGGACTACCGATGACCCGTCAAACTTCAGCGATACATCTTACACAGGCTATAACAAGAAAGGCAACATCTGCCGTACCAATGGTTATGCCAAGAAGATGCTCCTAGGTGAGGATGGTGATATCGTAGCTACGGAGATCGGCGGTAGTAGTTCTACCTACTGGTGCGACTACTACTACACCTACACATCGGCTAACCGCATGCAGGTGGTGCTGGTTGGCGGTTACGCGGGCGACGGGTCGACTGCGGGCCTCGCTCACGTGTATACGTATAATGCGCCTTCCGCTGCGTATCGTTACTTCGGTTCGCGCCTTTGCTTTTTCCCCGAATATCGTAAAACGTCGGCATAGCCGCACGTCTCACGTCGGGAATTTTTTTGTATAACGTTTAATGAGGATAAAAATGGAAGAAGAAAAGAATAAAGATGACGGCAGCTTGTCGTTCTTGAATATCCCAAGGGATAAGAACTCAAGGCATTTTAATTGTCCGGAGATCACCCAACAGAAGTTGACGAATCTCACGTTCTGGGTAATTGATTACATGGATGGCGTGTCCACCAAGTTCGGGAAAGACAGGGCGCTTGTCATGATCAAGGAGAATCTAGAGGATAAGGATAGTGATGCCAAGAAATTCTTTACGAACTCCCAAGAGATCAAGTACGTTCTTGGAAAGATAAAGGAGATGGACAAGTTCCCTAGGAAAGTAACGATGCGAGCCTCCGGGAACAGGTATTATCTCGAATGACGTAATAAGGGTCGATCATCCCTAGGTGGTGCTGGTTGGCGGTAACGCGGACAACAGGTCGAATGCAGGCCTCGCTAACGTGAATACGAATAATGCGCCTTCCGATGCGAATCGTAACATCGGTTCACGCCTATACTTTTAGAGAGGGGAAAAGATATTTAGAGAACAAACAGGGATGGTGGCCTCGCCTCTTGGCGAAAAAAGTCTCCCCATATAAAGGGTGTTGGTAGGGAAACCGAAGACTCCCTATGATAAAAAGCAAATTAATGACAATAAAATGAAGAGAATAGGGAATTTATTTGATAAGATAGCGAATATGGACAACTTGATACTTGCGGACATGAAAGCCCGAAGGGGAAAGAAGGATTCATACGGCATAAGGTTGTTTGACAAGGACAAAGAAGGTAATCTAAGCCGTTTGCTAAGGTCTCTGCTGGATGGCACGTTCAAGACTTCCAAGTACCGGACTGATACCATCTATGAGCCAAAAGAAAGGATCATCTTCAAGCTCCCTTATTATCCGGACAGGATATTGCATCATGCCATAATGAACGTCATGGAACCTATATGGGTTTCCGTGTTCACGGCTGATACGACATCATGTATCAAGGGAAGAGGAATAACGGAGGCGTATAAGAGGACAAGACGGGCTTTGTCCGATCGTGAATCCGTCTATTGCCTCAAGGTTGATATCCGCAAATTCTATCCGTCAATAGACCATGAGGTGTTGAAAGGCATCGCTCGGAAGAAGATCAAGGACGATCGCTTGCTTATGTTGTTGGATGAGATCATTGATTCCGCTCCCGGCGTTCCGATCGGGAACTATCTTAGCCAATATCTTGCGAATCTTTATCTCGCCTATCTGGATCACGAGATAAAGGAGATTATAGATATAAGGCATTATATCAGATACGCGGATGACATGACTTTTTTCCATCATGATAAGTGTTTCTTGAGAAACGTATTACTTCCGTGGCTTATCGATAGATTGGCCGTGTTGAAGTTGGAGCTGAAAGGGAATTACCAGATATTTAAGATCGCTGAGAGAAGATCGGATAAAAGCGGCCGTGGTATAGATTTCGTGGGGTTCGTTTTCTATAAGGAGCATATACGGATAAGGAAGAGGACTAAGCAAAATCTATGTCGTGCGGCGGCTAGATTGAATAAAGTCCCGAATATATCCTTAACGGAATACAAGGCAGGTCTAGCCGGTTGGCTGGGCTGGATATATGATAGCGATAGCAAGCATTTAGCTAAGAAAATTTTAAAACCAGAGTTTTATGAAGCGATCATGGAGCGACACAATGCCGCCTAAAATAGAGCGGGACGGTGACGGTTCCTACCTGTACCGGTGGGACGTTAGAGAGGAGACAAGGGAGATGGGTGACGATATGGCCCCCGTGATCTCCTATAGTTACAACGAGGTCAGGATATGGGCCACGTTAACTGCCAACAAGATATTGGAGGCCTGTATCAACGCCCTATGGGACAAGGACGTGGAGCAAAAGAAGCTGAACGACTACAACGCCGCCCAGCTAGGCATATTGGACTTGTCATACGTGGAGTCTTATAAGACGTTCCTTAACGAGAGGAAGGCGTTGAAAGACCGTGTGGATAGCGATTTCGCCGAGTGGGAGGCGGCGAGAGAGGAGGAGAGCATAGTGGTTTTATAACTAAATAAAAAAAAGGATCGGAAGAATGGAATTTTTTAAAATGATTTGCAGTATGAGGGAGCTACTGACTGTAGTCGTGTTTGAGATGTTCATCGTTATGGTGGCGATGGGGTGGGATTTCGCCTCGGGTTATTACAAGGCTAAATTGAGGGGCGAGGAGCGTAATTCGTATGGCATGCGTAGGACGGTCAGTAAGTTCATACTTTACGCTGGTAGCGTATGTATAGCGTGCGGGATAGACTCGGTTTGCTACGTGTGCCGGTTCTGGGAATTTATCCATCTGCCTTTCTTGACCAATGTCCCGGTCGTATCCTCGATAGTGACCGTATTTATCTTGATAACGGAGGTTCGGTCTATCTGGGAGAAGGCTGACGCCAAACAAAGGAGGCAGGCGAGTAAGACAGCCGACATGATCGGTAAGGTTGTAACGCAAAAGGTTTTGGAGGACGCTTTGACAAACGCTTTATCCAATGCCATGAATAAAAAGAAGAAAGGAGAGTAAAATATGGGGAAAAATAATTTACCTCGTGGGTATCGGAACAACAACCCGGGAAACATCCGGATCAACGGAGACTTGTTCCAAGGTGAGATACGTCCGAGCAAGGACAAGTCGTTCAAACAGTTTGAGACGATGGCGTATGGCTACCGGGCGATCTTCAAGATACTGTCTAACTATTACCGGAACTATAAGCTGGACACGATCCGCAAGATGATAGGTCGCTGGGCGCCGGAAAACGAGAATAATACAGATGCCTATATCAAGGCCGTATCTGATTGTGCCGGTATCCCTGCCGATGATCCGATCAATGCAAATGATCGTGAGCAAATGATCCGGATTGTGGCCGGGATGAGCAAGGTGGAGAATGGGAGAGAGGCAGATATGTCGGATGTTATTGCGGGGTGGAATCTGTTATGAGAGCATGGCTGGTTATATTAATACTAGTGTGCTTGGTAGCCAGTTTCACGGTTGGCTACCATATCCGGGGGGGGGATGTGACTGATAAAGTCGTGTCTAAATCCGATACCGTATTAATAACCGACACGATCCGTGACAGTATCCCGTATCCTGTTTACGAGACATTGGTGCAGACGATACCGGAGCCGTTCCCTATCTATATTACATTGGATGGCGATACGGTCAAGGAATCCATATATGTTCCGGTACCGATAACTCAAAAGGAGTACAAGACGAATGATTATCGGTTATTTATATCCGGCTATAAGCCTAATCTTGATTACATCGAGGTTTATAGAAGGACTGAGTATATAACCAAGACGATCTCCCCCCGTAGATGGGGAATCGGCGCGATAGCCGGTTATGGGATCGGAAAGCATGGCTTGTCACCCTATGTCGGGATAGGCGGGTTTTATAGAATTTGGTGAGGCTTCCATGGCTCACGCCCGAGAAACCTCTGATAATAGAATGAATGCGTTATATGAATAACAAGGGCTGACGTTTTTTTGTTCATGATTAATTTAATATTAGTTTGATGGTGACTTCGTGAGAACGAACCGGAAAGGGAAGATAAAGAAAAAAAGAATCTTCCCTAAATAATCGGATCGGAAGTTTGATTATTTTTTCATGCCACGCACGACGGGAAGATTCTTATAAGTCTTTCTGCCGTGCATTTTTTGTGCCCGGCTTTGATAGTAAAACAAACCACGAAATAAAAAGTTTATGAATAAGGTGGAAATTTTTTACAAAAAAGTGATAGAGGCGGTATGCAAGGAGTGCGGGACCGATCCGATAATGATGTTTAGTAACAACAAAGAACGCAATGTTGACGCTAGGGGAGTGGCTATAACCATACTGGCCGATCGCAAGTTAAGCGACAATATCATATCCGATCTGACGGGAATGACGAGGCAGGCGGTCAACAGGATGCGTAACTTGTACCCGGACAGGATCAAGAGGAGTTACTATCTGAGGAGGACGGTGGAGAGCGTTAAAGATAGCATAAATGAATAGTTATGATTATATTATAACTTTTTCAAAGTTCAAATGTTATACTAATGATAGAAAAAAAGTTACCGAAAATATTGTAGGTGATAGAAAAATAGTTATCTTTGTGCGTTCATTCATCCAAGATGATGATTTTATTAACCAAAAGGATTAGCACATGGTAAGAAAGATCAAGGCTGTTATTGCCTTATTGGAAGCGAATGGATGGGCGCACATAAGAACTAGAGGAGATCACAGGATATTCAGGAAAGACGGAGAACCCCGTTCTATTCCTATTCCGGGGAGTCCTAGTGACGATCTAGCAATCGGTACGCTAAAATCAATATTAAAACAAGCCGGGCTAAGCGAGTCTGACTTTGATAAAATTTGATTACATCCAATGGATAGCAGGACATATAGCCAGTCCTGCTTTCATTTTGGATGAGTGATAAATTAGCAAACATGAACCTAAAAAATATCAATATGAAAACGTTGACTGTTATAATCGAGAGAACCGATAATAATTACTCGGCATATCTGCAAGAAGTGGATGGTATCGTGGCAACAGGTAAAAGCGTGGAAGAAATTAAAAAATGTATAATTGATTCTATTAACGTACTAATAGATGAATGTAATGAGTTTGGCGATGCTATTCCAGAGGCACTTAAAGGTGAGTATTGTTTGGCGTTTAAAATGGATGTTAAATCTCTTTTGGATTTCTACTCAAAGATATTCACAAAAGCTGGATTAGAACGTATTACGGGCATAAACCAAAAGCAATTATGGCATTATGCGTCAGGTTTACGTAACCCACGCCCAGAGCAAACCGTTAAATTGGAGAATGCCCTTCATAAACTAGGAGAGGAATTATTGGCTATAAATCTATAATTAACCGCTATCCTTATGCTTCCTATGGCCCCCAAAAATCTGGGGGCTTTTTTTGTGTCATCCCCTTCCGCAAAGAACTAGCAACAACTTCGCAACAAGCTAGCAAGGAGATATTTATTTAGCAAATCCCTTCTCATGATTTTTGTCGTGTCCGGTAATGGTGCCGGATTAACGACAAAAATTAAAGATAATGGACAGAAATTATTTTATCGGTACTCCCGAAGGAGGTAATTCCGGTGGAAGTAAGTTTGACATCATGGCCTTTCTCCCGAGCTTGATGGGTGGCGGTGGAAAATCATTGGACCCCAATTTGGTAGCGGCTTTGATGAACAATAAGGGCAATCAAGACGCTTGGGGCGGTGGTGGTTGCTGGTGGATCTGGATCATCCTCCTGTTCTTCGTATGGGGAGGCTGGGGTGGCAACGGCTTCGGCAACAACGGGGCTAACGGATTACCGGCTCAATTGAACAATGACGCTGGTCGTGAATTGTTGATGAACGCTATCCAAGGAAACGGAACGGCTATCAGCCAATTGTCATCTTCCTTGAATTGCTCAACCCAACAATTACAAAACGCTATCTGCCAGATCCAAGGACAGATCCAGAGCGTGGGTAACCAAGTAGGCATGAGTTCCCAACAAATCATTAACGCCGTCCAAAGTGGTAACAATCAATTATTGAGCCAGATCGCCGAGTGCTGCTGCACGGTTAACAACAACATCACTAAGATGGGCTACGAGAACCAATTGGCTAGCTGCAACCAGACAAACACGCTGGTGAATACGATGAACAACAACACGTTGACTCTCCGTGACTCAGGTCTGCAGAACACCCGTGATATCATCAACGAGGTTCGTGATTTCAAGAACTTGTATCAACAAGACAAGATGGATCGCTTGACGGCGGAGAACCTAGCCTTGAAAGGACAGATCTCCCAAAGCAACCAGAACGCCTATTTCGCCGCTACTCTACAGGCGCAGACCGCCCCTCTAGGTAACGCCTTGGGTGATTTGAGCTCAAGATTGGCCAAGATCGAGTGTAACCAGCCGGAGGTGGCAAAGGTTCCTTACTCCCCCGTGGTAGGCATACCCACTTGCGTGGCCGCCCAGTACGGATTAGGCCTAGGTCTCGGTAACTGGGGAAACTTCGGCAACGGATGGGGATAATGAGTTAATAACCTAAAAATAAAGAGTTATGGCATTCATTAGTCCTTTCATAATGGCGAACAAGAACGGTATCCCACGTTTGGAGAGCACGGGCGTTACGGTCGGGACGACCAACGTTCGTTTCTCCTTCCGCAATCACCCGTTCCTGTCAGCCCCGTTTAGCGGGTTGATCTTGTTCCGTCTGGCCCAGCCTATCCCGGCTGGTACTACCGGGACGTTGCCGGTAGTGTTTGACACGAACGGCTCCACGCAGGCGCTAACGACCATTAACGGCGCAGATGTCACGGCATCCGATATAACCGGCACCGGAATCTACTTGTGTTACTATGAGTCGGGCAATAATACGCTCCAGATAATGACGGGAGTGGTGTGAGAGAGTATCAACGAGAGACCGGAGCGATCCGGCTCTCATAAAAACCAATAAATATGTTCAAGAATCAGAGACAAGGGAATCCTTTATATATCCTTCATAAGGGGAATACGCCTTTTTGTGAGGTTGGAAGCATAGTCAGCGTGTCCCCTCCGAGACCGGAGAATCCAAATTTCAACATGTATGGTCCGCAAGCTAAAATCGTGGTGGACATAAAGGCCAAGGTAGGTGAGGACAACGTCAGCTTCTCCAACGTCTTGTCCGACGTTACCATTACGGATTACCCCACTACAAATGGGGAGAAACTGGTTGTGTCATGCGATCTAGGTGCCCTGAATACGGAGATCAACGCCATGATGCAGCAAAGCCGACAGGCACTTGACAGCATCGATTACCATAAATCCGTGATTGAGGGGTGCGAGAAGATGCTGGTAATACTGAACCCTGAGTTTGCCCGGGAGAAGGAGAGGGAGAGTGAGATCGCTAACATGAGAAACGAGATGTCCGATCTGAAGGAGGCTAACGCAAGGTTGGTTGCCATGATGGAGCAACTTGTCGGTTCCGTGAACGGTAATAATAACAAAAATAAAAAAACAGAGTGATATGGGAACATATAGCAGAAAACTGAGAGAGCTGATCGAGGAATTCGACGCCATGGAAGACGAGGATATGTTGGAACTGGCGAAGGAGGCCTATAAGCTTGGCTGTAAGGAAGGAAAGCGGAAGGCCATGGAAGGCTATGGCAACCGCATGGAGGAAGACGAAGACGATGAGTTCGAGGACGACGACGAGTTCCGTGAGATGTGGGAGCGTGGCGGCTACGGCAACCGTGGCGGCGGTCGTGGATCATCCGGGGGAGGCTATGGCAATCGCCGTGGGGTACCGGGCACCGGACGCTACTCGAGACGATATCGTAGATAACCATGAGGGGGGACCGGTTTCCCCCTCCTAAAAAACAGAGGAATATGAGACTAGATATGTATGATGATTTCCCTTCCGGGATGCGATCCTACCTGAAGGCGTATGGCTGGCATTTTTCCAAGGCCATGTGCGATTGGGCCGTATCCATGATGGAGAAGGAGGACGGAAACGGGAAGAAGGTCAAGATAACCCCTTTCACGAAGGAACAGGTGGATGAGATGCTGAAGAAGTATAGCGTTGACGTGAAGAAAAAGGGTGGATACGATTATGTTTACGCCGCCAACATGTGCAAGGCCGATTACCTTGGCTCCTCAGTGCCTAACGAGCAGTACGCCGCTCTTTATGTCAAGAACGTCTGCGACGATCCGGACGCTTACGACGGGATAGTGTTCACCCGGTTCTACGCTGATTGCATCGGGTCCGGCACGCCTATAATCTGGGAGGAGATGATGTGATGGGAGGCTGGGGCTACATACTGAGGATCTTGAAGGGAGAGTCCCCCAAGGACGTGCTGGCGAGTATGCCAGAGAAGGATTTTGACAAGGTATCCGAGGTGGTGGGCAATCTCAAGGCAACCAATCTCACCCGGCAACAAAGGAGGAGGATAGAGCGGGAGTTCAAGACGGTAAGGAGATGATACGACGGGATTACCATATCAAGAGATACGATTGGGTGATCCACGTGCTGTATAACGTCACCTGCTCGAGGATATCCGATATCATAGCCCTATTGAGGAGGGCCGGTTGCCCGGAAAGCAAGATACGGGAGGCTTATGGCAACGTAGGATCCTGCAAGCTGGACGTGGGACTGACCTATTCGAATTACCGCAGCCGGGAATCCGTCATGGTGATAGGCCGGACCTCGTCTTACAGGGAGTTCTCCAATTCGTTGTTCCACGAGTGCCGGCACTTGACCGATCACATGGCTATAGCCTTAAATATGGATGTGGGTGGAGAAGAGATAGCTTACCTAAGCGGGTACATAGGAGGAAAGCTAGCTCCCGATATCCAGCTGTTCATTTGTGATTGCAATTGTCTATAAAAACGAGATAAACAGACATATTTATCAACAAAAAAAAAGAAAAGAAAATGGTAACAAAAGCAGATTTAAAAATTGAGGCCGCTCGTCTTGCGACGGAATCCGTAAATGAGGCGCGCGAAAAAGGGGAAAAATTGGAGTTTACTCCTTTAGCGGAAGAAATATATAACTTTCTTCAAAAGGATTTGGATTTGAAGGACACGGATGATCCTCAAGGTATGGTTTCGCAAGTGGCTTCTATGATTGGGGGAATGAATTGGAACAATATATCACCTAAACAAACAGAAGATGGATCAGACACGAAAGAGAATGTTGCTGGCGAAACGGCTTAAACGATCATCCTCGCATTTGGTTAGACCTCTCCCTTATCAAAGGGACACAACAGGTACAGGGTATATGTGGATAATCTTATTGTTTTTCTTATGGTGTCCACTCGTTAATAATGAAAAAAGGTAAGCAACATACAGAAATGAGAGAATCCTCCAAACGCGAACTAGATCGGTTGGTTGATTCTCTCGATTTCGAGCCTGTCAACTTCTATGAGGTGATGGCTCGGATTAGACACTTGATGTGCCTGTTATGATGACATGTATTTTTTTACGACATCCATATTACTAAAGGACATGGATAGAAGCCGCATTGAGTCATTCCTTACGCTAGTCAATGCCTCCACGTTATCTTCAAATGGATTTAACGATTTTATGGCGGAGACAAGATCATGCATACAATAGCATGCCAACAATACATACGATCCCATGACCTCTGAATTGTTCTGTTCAGCGGCCTTATGCAATACTTTGTCTGCGAATCCCATCTTAACCATATTACCGTTATCATCTTTTTGATACATAGGGATATCAACTCCCATTTTGACCTTGATAAAATCAGTTATGGAAAAATTAGCCTTTGCTTGTAGGCATCCGTAGAGCCTCTCCAAGTCTTTCGGGCTGGTCTCTTGAACGATATCAGTCCAATCGTCACAGACCAACTCCCTTATGACTGAGTAAGGCTCAAGCCTGTCATTGGGGATATCGATGACCTTAACGCTCCCATCCTCGTTATAGTCATCGCTATCGCCGCCATATTCATTAACGCTCTCGATACGTTTCGAGGAAGCGTAATATTTCCAGTTCCCATCAAACTCTATCAGGTATTCATCCAGTGTTCTTATCCATCCCTTCAGCTTGTATATGGATTGATGCAGATACATTTCCCACAAGCATGTATCATAAAAAAGATCAATGTAATATCGGCTATTCTCATCATCCTTATGACGAAAAGTACGGGGTGCGGATACGATTCTCGCCATATCCAAATTCCCTAACACCTTATTGAAAAAGTTGGCCAATAAACTGTCATCATCTATGCGTGATAACATCTCATAAAAAGGTTTATCTCTCATTAGGCTGAAATTTTAAGGTTATACAAATCAAGGATGAACTTCTTCCCGGCCTCCGTCCAATACATATGCTGGCGTGTCTTTATCTCGCCGTTGCTATCCGTATATGGATGTGGCTTGTGAAAGGTAAACCCCTTGTCCCTGTATTTAGAGTAAAGAAAGTATGTGCCGCTTTCCTTGTATTGCACGCCCCACTCGCAAAGCAGCTTGTTCAATTTGATATCGGAAATACCTAGGCATGAGGCTATCATGTTAACCGTGAGATAACCCTTGGATGAAAGAACCTTGTCGCAGTATTCCGCTTTTGGCGCGGATATCCTTAACTCTTGCGCTTGCAGCTCTATCGTGGCCTGTTTATGCTCATTCTCGATCTCAAGCGTTTTTAGCCGTTCCTCTTTCCTTAATAGAGTGGCTTGCGCTATGGTCAATGCTCGTGCCATGATCTCCTCCGGGGTATCCTCCGGTTTGGCGACCATGTAACCTCCGGTCTTGCGGATTGAGGGGAGAACCTCGTGTGTTATCCAACGAGAGAAAGGTCTAGCTTTTGGACTATCGCTTTTTAATACCGCATCATACATCCCGGCTTCTGATACGTAGACCATCGATTGCATACCGCCGGTAGTAGGGGTGTCCACCAGATGGACGTCCTCTTCATCTAACCTGTTCTTCACGTTTCTGCTATTCGTTATCTCGACCGCCTTGCATATGTCCGCCAAGCAGAATAAGGGGTTATCACTTGTCCCGGCTACTCTAATTTCACCGAAAAGATCGTTCTTGAATATTTCGATTCCTTTCATAATACGTAAGTCTTTTAAATTTCTGACAAAATAATTTTTAACGCTGATTTACAGTGAGGGGCGGTAAAACGCCCCCCCTTTTACAAAGTGATTAATGATTTAACTGATTGATTTTAATTTTCTTAACTCGCTGTAAAGTAGATATATTGTCCCGACATCATCCTTGAAAGTCTCGGAACGTTCCTCATTCATGGTCATGGAGTAATTAAACAGCAGGTCTATTAAAGACTCTCATAACTCATCCGGAGTGATGACCTTGGAAAAGAAATCATCAAGACCAGACAGGTCGAAATGAATCTTATCGATCATTGCGCACCTCCTTTCTCCATCCCAGCTATAAGGAATGCGAATATCAGTAAGATCAACGCCTTGACATAGCCCTTGGCATCGTCAACGCTTTCACACTCGCATACACCGAACGGTAATACGTTAAACACTTTGGCGACATTTCGCCACGAAAAGAACTTTCCGGCTCTTACGGACACAGGTACGGGCGTACCGGTGGCTTGAATCGTTTGCTTCATCTGGTCTTCGCATTAGATGAATAAAAAAAAAGAGCAACCCCTCATAATCCTAGTTTGCGAAGACCACACATATCGTAGAGATACATGAACGGATTATGGGAGCTGCTTATACTTCTCTCATTCTCTACTGGACCACTCGCTTGCGGTGCCTATGTGTAATCTTCGCGCCGCAAACTTACGAATTTTCCTGGAAAAGCAAGCGATATTTTCATATCTTTTTAATTAAGAGCCTTCACGGGAAGGCTCGGTTAATACTATTCCTCTTAATAGTCTAATAAAAGACCTCATGTACTCGCAATTCTGATTGCAATCATTCATTTGATTGCACATTCGATCATTGTCTTTAGAGAGGTTTGGACAACTTTTCCAGTGAGCATTAATAGCTTCTGCCATTCCCCATTCGGCACCTGCTATAAATCCCTGATAATACGCCGGGAATGCACTACCGCTACTCCTGCTTTCAGCGAAGAAATGAGCCGCTTCTTCTACCGTCTGTCTCTTATCAATATTTCTTTCCATTGAAATACTTATTGTTTAAATTCCCAAAACGAAAGCTTGCCTTTCACGCCTGTTATCGGCTTGTCAAACATTACAGGGTTTGCCAATACCCAATTATAGACAACCTTTCTGCCTGTAATATTCTCATGCAGTTTAGGATTCATGCCGACTGTGTAGTTTTCTGTTTTCTCTGCCCAAATGGATGAATGATTTACTACGCAATCCACAATCTCTACGCTGCCAATGATTGTACCAAAAGGCAGATTACCAAACATTGTTTCTTTAGCAATCGTACCAAATGCAGCCTTCATTTGGGCATCAGTTAAATCGACGCTAAACTTTTTACCATGAGAACCGGCAGCATGAATAAGCACACGTCCACGATAGTTAGTTCTCCAAGTACGATTCTCAATGTCTTTGATACCGTGGACTATCAAGGAGGCCCACGGTTGTTTGATGGTTATTGCTTTCATTTTTCACCTCCTTTTACCAATTCTAGATTATCATAAACATTACCTATTACTTTAATTTCTCTTTTATAATCAGTCCACCAGCAAGGACTAACTTGCTGCCAATAACGAGTTTTAAGATCACAGTCCAAATCTGTAAGATTAGCCAAGCAATAACTCGCCCATTCATCTATGTACCTAATCAATTTAGGATATTTGCCATTCACGCTGATAATGTCCCCCTCGTAAATCTCCTTTCCGCTCTTGTCTTTTAGGCCTGTGAACTGGCCTACGGTGTCAAGATCCACGTCATAGTTTAGCTCGTTCCCAAACTTGTCAAACTCTATTATCGAGGTGCATCCGCTCGGATAGGTTATCAATGACCCGTAACGCCACAGATTATCGTTCTCAATGTCTTTCCCCCTGAATTTAATCTCACGCATTTTGTACTCCTTTCTCTAAAATATCCTTACAAGCCTTGCTATCGCACCTTACCGGCTTTTGATGGAAGGCACACCAATCTTCCCCGTTAGCGTCTTCATACTCGATAAGTCGGCAATCGCCGCATAATTTATTGTCAAGGTATCCTTCCTTGATAAGCCATTCGATGCAATCAATTATACCATCAAATAGGTTTTCGAAACCTTTAATATAAAGATAGTCAAGTCTATCGCAAAAATTAGTCATTGAATATTCCACCCCTTTATTTTCGAAGTCTACACTCAAAATATACCCATTAATATTTGTAGGTAACATCTCTATCAGCTTGGATAGAGACCAAGCCGGGATATCCTTACCCCATAGATGGTCAAACACTTCTTCCCCCGTCATGTGTGTACCATCAGAATGTTTGTGAAAAGGCTTTGCAAGTTTAGCTATTCTTTGCGGTGTCCAAAACCTACCTCTCAATGTAGGCGGTTTCGTTTGTAGTTCCCACTCCAGCGCAGGCACTCTGCTTCTCGTAAAGTGATACGACATGTCCGCCGTCTCCGGTCTCACCCCGGCCTCTAATAGCCGGGATGATTGTGATTTATTCGTGCAAATTTGATTCATATTATAATTCGTTGTTAAAATATTCTTTACATTTAAAACCTTTTCTCGGGGTGAAATCTTTAAACTCACAGCTCATGTAAAGTTCCTTCCGGTCTGCCCAATGAGCCATATCTTTCCCTCAATTTATCAATGTAAGATAAGTACCATTCACGAGTTTTCTCCTTGTCATCCCCTACGTATAATAAACCAAAAGGATCGTACTCTATAAACTCATCGGTCTTGCAGAAAGGGCAGGGGACATCCCCGCCTATGGTCAATCCCCCAACCTCGCTATCATATGAGTCAAGATCCCATAGATAGCCGTCACAGCATATTGCGTCTGGATAAGATGCGCCGAAAAAGGGAAACTCGGGACATTTTTTTATTTCCTCTTCCATATCTATCCCTCATGAATAACCACGCACTCAATTTGTTCCTCAAACGTAACGTCCACTATATCGTAGGTATAGTTATCGGATGTTTCTATAATGACCTCCGCTTCCGGGTCTTGCTCTTGTAATAGAGCGATTAGTTCTTTATTTCTCATGCTAATTTTTCTCTTGTTGATTTAAAGGGGCATCCCATGAAAGGAACGCCCCGGATAGATTATTAGTTCTTCACCTGCTGTCACCTAGAAATTTTCTTTTATTCCATAACTGTATGTTTTCATACTTTTTTTATATTATGAATTATTTCTGAACATTTTTTTTAAGCCATTAACAGCTTCTTTTTTTGCTTCATCCGATGGATGGGTATACACATTAAGAGTTGTACTTATATTCGAGTGTCCAAGTATAGTAGAGACTGTTTTTACATCGACTTTGTTTTCTATCAGTGTACTTGCGAAAGTGTGACGTAGCCCATGAAATTTAATGCAATGATCCAACTTTACTTTTTCAAGAATAAATGTCCTGTAATAGGCACGAAAAGTGCGTGGTTCTACAAACCCCTCAGAGCAGGAACAGACATAATACTCGGGGTTGCATACGGTTGAGAACTTCTTAACAATAGGGAAAATGTCCTTAAGAATTGGTATGTACCTGTCTGATGAATTAGTTTTAGGAGATCCTATCTCTACCACTGTCTTTTTCTTGTCGGTACCGATATTCTCAGGGAGATATATGCGTTCTATCGTTTTATTAACGTGAATTACCTTGCCAACAAGATCTACATCATGCCATTGCAATGCACAAACTTCGCCTATCCTCATACCGGTACATATAGTCAATAAAATGCCTAAATTGCGGGGGGATGGATTATCCATAACATAACTCACTATTTTACGGTATTCTTCAGGCGTATAGCGCTCTAATTTGGGTGTGACAACTTTATTATTGGTTGGCCAAATAACCTTCCATGTGGTGTCGGGGACATCGATATTCAATTCGTCACCGGCAAAGCGAATAAGCATCTTTATGACGATCAGAATATCCGAACAGTACTTTTTCGACTTAGTCCCAGAATCAAGAAGTTCATAGATAAATGCTGTAACAACCTTTTTCCCCATATTTTCTACGTCTGTATTACCAAACCGGGGAGCAAGCATATTCAGATATATGAGCTGATAACAGCTTAGCGTTGATCCCTTAACTTGCCTTCTTTTAACAGGCAGCCATTCGTTATATACATCATTTAATTTCATACTTCTACTATTTTAGTATTAATATCAACTTTAATTATCTCAGAAAAACCTAAAGTATCGTCAATTCTATTCAGAAGTACGTATTTCTGCTTTATATCTTTGGTCAATACATCTCCATGATAAACATACCCCATTATGCCGCGTATTGACATATTAAGAAGCAATATAGGTATTGACCTTGCAGACAACTCCCAGCATGTCACCATATTTTGTGAAGGGAAATGCTCCCATGGCATTTTTTTGCTACAACGTTGCCACCAGTCAGCAATAATCATAGAGCCGTTACCTGCTGTAGGTTCATGTATAGAACCCAATTGCCCTGTCAATTCCGAGCACAACACGCCAATAGAATTAGGGGTGAAATCCTGTTTTTTTTGCTTACGTTCCGACAATTCGTTTTCATACAATCCTTGAAACCAATCAAAAGACATGTCGTAATTGTTCAGTTGTATCAACTCTGCATAAACTTTATTGCGAGTATCCAAATCACCTTCTAATAAATTCAATACAGCGTCAGGGAGATCTTTCAAATCGTCTATTTTAAAACAAGTAAATAAATCGTCCTTATTCATATAGCAAATTTGTAATGAAAGTTTTATTATATTTTATTCTTGCGGCAAGCATCTTTTTTGCAGTACCTTGTATATATCCTATTATTGATTGCGGAAATACCTCATTTACTGTATTATCAATTGTTGCACTAATGGCACTTATTGCTAACTCATACGCTTCTTCATTCGATACTCTCAAGTGATACTTGCAGTAACTTTCTATCTCCTTTAGATAATCAAACATAAACAACGGAGGAGTATTTTTCTCCATGCAATCAATAAGCTTTCTGTACTCCTTAACATCAGCCGGATATCTACACTTAATACTTCCTTTCTTGTGCTTTTTGTAAAACTCATACCGATCCATCCCATCCCCGTTTTTATTGATTATAATACCTTTAGGTATAGATAGTGGATTGATATTATTCTTTGCCGCATAGATCAGACGCTCACGTCTGATACAATGCCTAATGCCATCATCCATTAATACAGACACGCTAACACTTCTGTTTTCTTTGCCAGTTCTAGCATTGACTATTTTTAAATCAGGAGTGACAGCATAAGTTGTTCCTTGTATATTTATAATTTCATTCATATCTTTTTATCTTTGAATTTATCATATCAATAAACATCAACGATCTCCCCGGTTTTTCTTATTTTCGATTTCATGTCAATTTGGATTAAATAGTTAATCACCCGGCTTTCTCAAAAGCCTTATTGAACACCCTCGGATCAAGTATCGCATTCGTTATCGCCGTGAACGCCTTCACGATCCCGGGCTGTTCATTTAAGTTTATTCTCACGTCCTTTCCTGTGACCTCACTTGATAACCGGTCACTCAGGTACTCTACCTTGTCCAGTGCCAGATAGGCCTAGGGGATTGTAGGCCAACGGGACTATCTTACGCATCCTGTCCCCGAAATCGCTTATCGTGATCCTCGACATCTGAGCCAGCATGTTTATCGTTGATGACAGCGAGGCGATCCGGTTCGTCATGCCCGATACCCCGTGATCCAGCAATATCTGGCTGATCGTGTAGTAATACCGGTCTATATGAGGCTGCACGTCCTCCTCCATGCTTTGCGTTATCTCCGCTAACGCCTCCTTGTTAGCCTTGGCTATCCGGAAGATGTTGGTGTTATAAGCGTCTATCTCCCTTTCGATAGCGTTGGCCGTCCGTTTGGCGTTATGCCTGTAGTGCTCGCTATTCCTTATGGCTTCCATGAGCGATATCGTGTAATTATACACTTGGTCGTTCACGAAAAGTACCATGTAGGTTAGCGAGGTGACAAGGCCGTTCGTGTCCTTGTCAATCTCTTCCCAATCGTTGTATTGTTTCATGATTATTTTGATTTTGATTACTCTCATCATAGCTGAATGCAGCTTTCAACTATGAGGAATGATTAAACCTTGTTTGTTTTAGCGAACACCACGCTCTCGTGATCCGGCCTCAGATGGGCCATGCAAGCGGATGAGTATTCGCAAAACCTTGCTCCCTCGTCCCGGAAGACGCATCCCCTGCACGGGATCTTGTTCTGCCCGTTGTAGTACGGCCTGTACTTTTCCACGACAATTTTCATGTCTCCTACCAACACGATCAACCCGGTAGGGGTGTTCCTTAATCTGTCTGTTATTTCCATGATCTTGTTCTTAAAATGGTTCATCTTCATCTTGCCTGTTAAACACGGGCATATCTCCGTATTCCGTGAAGTGAGTTGTCCTCTTGTCAAAGTTCACGATGAACTTGGCTAGGCCTATGTTCCTTCCCTTCGCTATGTCAATCATAGCCGTTCCTTCAGTCGGATAATTCTGGAACGGGTCAGAGTAATACTTCCCGTAAAGTTCCGGACGGTATATGAGCATTACCACGTCTGCGGCCTCCGCTATCTGTCCGCTGGCTCTCAACCTCGCCAATGACGGGACTGGGTTTATTTGATCCCTGTTTAGTTGCGATAGTGCGATGATCCAAATATCAAGGTCTTTCGCTAGGTTCTTCAAACGCCTTGCCGCTTCTCCCATCTGTTGCTCCGTGTTGCTTCCCCTCATATTCACGGACAATATTTGCAAGTAATCCACTATCGCCCCAGATATACCGTATTTGAGTTTCATCGTACGGATGGATGAAAGTATCGTGTCTATGTTAGAAGTGCTCCTGTCATCAAAATAAACAGGCTTATCGTAGATCTTTCCTATCCCGATGTCTATCATGTTGAATTGTTCTGGTAGCAGGCGGGAGTACATGATCTCGTTTGCCGGGACTCCGGATTCTATCGAGATCATGCGGGCGGCTATCTGCTCCTTCTTCATCTCCATGGAGTAGAAGGCGACCCCGTCACCGTGTTTCGCCGCGGACAATGATAAAGCCACGGCTAACGATGTCTTTCCGGACGATGTGTCCGCCGCTATCACGATAAGGTCTGACTTTTGAAGACCTCCGCTTCTCTTGTCTATGTCGTTGAACCCTGTCGGTGTTCCGGTCATTTTCTTCCCGTCGGTAGCGTTCAACGACATTTGGTTTGATACCTCCTTTATCGCGTCACTTAACGTGGACACGCTATCGCTTGACGATTGGAAAAGGCTTTTCAATTTCTCCTCCGTATCCGTCAGCGTGTCAGCTATGTCGTCAGACTCGGAATAAGCCCTCGATATAAGCTCGTTCCCGATCTCTATGAACCTCCTTCTCTTTTCCTTGTCGTGAAGCAAGGCGGCGTGCTGGTAGATGTCGAAGGTGAGGCATGATGATATCTGGCTTAGCTTGAACATGTCCGGCTTATCGCTTGATTTCATCAACTCGTTCGCTACCGTCACCATGTCAGCCCTCTCCCCCCTGTCGGAAATCCTTGTTATCGCCTCGTATATGGACTTGTTGAACGGGTCGTAGAAGCATGATGGGGTCAATATGTCCCTCACCTCGTCAAGAGCGTTTCTTTCCGTCATTATCGTGCCTAACACAAGTCTCTCGGCCTCGATGTCGTTAGGCATTACCCTGTTATCCACCATAATCCTTTCTCGCCCAATCTAGGAAGGTACGATATACGGATGTGTATTTCTTAGGAGCGTCCTTGTAGTTGTCTATTTTCGTAAGCACGTCCGTTATCTGCTTCTTGTTATACTTCTCTTTCATCTTGTAGTACTCTTTTTGCGTGATTTGACGTTGGATTTTCTTCAAGCATGGGGTCTCTTTGTCGACCCAATCCAAGAAGTTCTTGAACTCGTCCGTCAACTCCTCATTCTCGACTTTCATTTTTTCTTTCTCACCCCCTTTAGGGGGTTCTTTCTTTAATATTTCTTTTTCTTTACTTTTCTTTTCTTTACTTTGTGTACTTTTTGCGGAGTTTATAGCCGTTTCTTCGGAGTTTATATGCTTTTCTTCTGAAGAAATAGCATTATCTTCTGAAGAAATTAGGGAAAACTCGGAGATTTCACTATTTCTTCGACACAAATCACATATCTTTTTATATCTTTCCTGTATTCCTTTTGAAGTCAAAATTCCGTCTGACGCATACAATTCATTATTAAATAATCCCAGTTTCAAGCAGCTATTAATCACCTCCAGTATATACGCCTCTTCAAACCCGGTCTGCTCCGATATAATGAAAGGCAACTCTTTGTCCCACCTCACGTAGTACCCATCCTTGTAGATAATACATAGCAGGAGAGCATATACTGTTATAGCTTTACCACTTTGATACTTGATCAACTTTCTGATGCGAATGTCTTGGAATAGGTCAACATCAAAAGGGAAATAGTCAAGACCGTTCCTTCTATTTCGTCCCATGCTTATTTCTTTTTAAATGTACCATTTCTATATGATTTTATTTTTTTAGACAATACAATATACTCCCCGGCCGGAACCGGGGCTTTTAAAATCTTAATACGTGAGTAGGGTAGGGCTATTTGATAGTCCTCTTGATCTCGTCCATCAACCTCTCAGTTATCCTCCTGTCGTGCCACTCGTGCCATTCGGTGAATAGCCCTTTGGACATCATGAAGAAGAAACATGAGTTCTTTAGCTCCGTCTCTTGCGATGACGTGATGCGTGACCATTTGAGTTGGTTCCTCACGTGCTCAAGTTCCTTGGCGAGCTGGTCGTTCTCCTTGGATAGGCGGTTGATACGGATGGTTTGCTGACGTTGGGTAAGCGTATTCATAACGCACCTCCTTCCATTCCTGCTAATATGAAAGCTGTCATTAATAAGATGAGAACCTTTACATAGCCTATAACATCATCCCGGTTATCGCATTCGAGCAATCCGGATGATATGAAGGTTAATAGCTTGGCGATTGTGCGCCATGAGAAGATGCTCGTTTCGTGAGCTGACGTGGTTGTGCAATTACTGTTGTTCGTTACACTCGCAATTTCATGTTCCTTGGTCATTTTGATGAAATTTGAGTTATATAAAGAAAGCCGCTGGCTCCCAACTCCGACCAAGGAACACTACATTAGATAAACTGATGCAGCCAACAGGGAAACCAACGGCTTATATCTTTGCAGGTATAGCTGTAGTAACGACATAAAAAATGCCGCATACAAGTTTACTATGTAGTGATTCCTTGGTCTTGAATCACCGCAAAGATACAACTCAAATTAAAAATGCCAAACAAATTGAAGTTTTTTTAGAACCATGGGATATATCCCGGAGGCGTGTTATCCTTGTCCTTGAATCTTTTCAGATGCTCTTCCACGTTCAACCCCTCCCTTACGAGGATGATCGTGTTCTTGTCAACCCTTACGGGTATCCTCTTGAATTGAGGCTCCGGGAGTATATCCCCGTTTGCCTTCGTGTTCGCTTTGATCGTTCTCATATAAGTTATCGTTTATAGTTGTCACAATACCGGAAGGAGTTCGCTACCCTTCCGGTGTTCAGTATCTCGCACCATACGGCCAGACCCTTGTGAGGCTTGCCGTGCACGCAATCGGCGCATCTGATACGCTCGGGCTGCTTGGTAGGTTTCTTAGCCATTCAAGTAGTCTTTTATAAGCGCGATGAAATCGTCCAGCGATCGGCATATCTCATATCTGTATCCTTGAGCCTCTACCGCCTTCTGGAATGCCTTCTGGCTGTCCTGTTGCCGGCCTTTTCTTGTCTTCATTTCCACGTACAGACCGTGATGGACGTTATTCGGGACTGACAGGAACAGATCGGCGACCCCGGCCAATGCCCCTTCCGCTTTCAGTATCGCCCCGGTTACCGTGTCCCTCCGTCCTCCGTTCGGGACGCTAAAGAAGCATCCGGCGTATCTCGGGTATTGGAGACGGAAGTATCTGACGCAAGCTTGCTGGGTCTGTGATTCGATATTCCTCATTTGTACTTGTCGTCTATCAAGATTAATACAATAAAAATTATCGCTAGGATAGCGAATATGAACGTTATTACCCCGAAGGATAATAACAGGCTTTGAAAAATGTCATTCATAATCGTAATTGTCAAAATCGTCCGGACCGTAATCCGGAATGTCGTTACCGAAATCCATGATTGTTATTTGTTGTTGGTGGTATCGGCAGGATTCGAATCTGCATCTCTCCGTCTTTTGGCGGAGTGGTCTTACCATTAGACCCACGATACCTAAATCCCCGCATATCCTCACGGACGGCGGGGATAATCATTCTAACCCAAATCTAATACCATGAAAAACACACTCTAATATTAATATCCTTAGTTCTGAATCTTTATTAAATCGGGTATCGCTCCATAAATGGGGGTACGACCATCCCATTTGTCGATAAACTGCTTATAAAGAATTTCTTTAGTCAATCCTCTCGAGGTGATTAACGCTTGTTCCGTTTTCAATTGCTCCAACTCGTTACGTTTCCGTTGCTCCGCTATCTGCTGGTCTAAAACCGATATATTGGTGTTAACCTCATTCCTGCTGTCTATTTTTTCACGTACCGCCTTGGAAAACTCAAGCTGGGCGGAGAATGTGAGTAATTGAAGGCCTCTTTTCTCGAATTCCTTATCTACTATCTGCTCAAGTCGTTTCTCAAAAAGAAGCGATCCTCCATCCGCCATTAAGCTGTCTGTCTTATGTTTACGACTCTCTTCCTTGATCAAGTCATAGATGCGAGGCTCAAGTATATTATCCTCCAATGATTGCATGAAACCGTCTTTGCCTGATTCCGTATCGGCCTTGTCTATGTGTTTGTTGTCGAAAACAACGTCTATGGCCCTGTTCTTGATAACCTTGTATGAGTAAGTGGGGCGTGCGTTAAATTCCGTATTATCTGCGGCTTTTAACGTAACAGGGCTCGCAAACTCACCTCTTTGATCAAATAATGGGACTTGGAATAATTCCGTCCCCCATTCCCAAGTGGATACCTTACCCGATACGACCTTGAAATCCTCCTTGCCTTGTTTCCCATAATTTTCCATCAATACCCCAGCGTAATTAGGTGCTACACGTTCACAAGAGGATAAAAATACCATAGCGATTATCGCTATAGTAAAAAACTTAAAACTTGTCCTTTTCATTCTTGATAAAATTAAATAGTTTGTAAATTATAAATAATGAACTAGTTAACATAATGACTATTCCTAGCCATGCGTCAACATGGTTAAAAACTCTGTTCCCTGCCGGAATAAAGGCTATGGCCAATATCAATATCCAGTGTTTGTTGATAAATTTCTTCATGATCTTTTTATTTATTAAACTTCTAGCTCTTCAATTAAGAGTTGCCCGCATCCCATGAACCATACTTGGGAAGCTGGCAATTTTTGTAGCAAGGCTATCTCTATCGCCGCCTCCTTGAACTTGCCCTTGTCATGCCCGGCCTTTTGCCTGATGAAGGATTGCGTCCTTGTTATAAGATCCCCGTCCCCTTCTTTGGGATCACGGGTTATGATCTCCTTACATTCTATCATCTTGTCCTCGATGGACTTGCCGGAGTCGGACAATGATCTCTCTATCTCTTCTTTGTCTATGTCAACGACTCTCTTGTTGACATCCGCGTTGAACGGGAACACGTCCATGATCATTGTCTCCGTTACCGAGGCGATGGTATAATCCGCCAATGTACCCTTCATGCCGTCTTCCAATACGGCGATGGCCTCTTTTAGATTAGAGGCTTGGGCTAACATGGTAGCGGCTGTTTTCTTCTCAGACCCGCTCTTCTCGTCCAGCGTGATGAAATAAACCTTGATCTTATAGAACCGGTCACCGTTTTCGTTGAAGAACAACTCGGATAAACGAGCTCGTTTGATGTCTGTTACCGTGAATTCACCCGTGATGAAGGGGCGGATCTCCTCGATGATGCGAGCTTCCGCTTCCGTAAAAGACAGGGCATCTACTAAATAAGGTTCCGTTACTTTCTTTTGCATACCGTTCTCCAACATCTTCTCGTAGGAGACCTTACATTCAAAATAGTTGTGCATGTCGCTAATAGTTTATGTTGTATTTCTTTCTTTCAAACTGTGGGACATACCCCTCGCAAGGGGTGTTTCCGTCAAATAGGGCCGAAGCCCTTGTAGTTTCCCCATCTTTTTTAGACGGGTCTTTCCAATGCTTTTGCCGTTGATGGCAAAGGCAATGTCTTTTACAGCAATCCTCATTGAGGCAGTATTTAAGATCTCTCATTATCGTATCTCTTATAGGTTTCCAGCTTCTTGACCTCCTTTTTAAGGAGTCTGGCCGCATCCATGTATTTGACGCTGCCATAAGGAGCGGTAATAATAATGTTCGCATGCCTAACGATCTTTTCTATTAAGTAATTTGGAGGCCTGTCACTTTTTCTCATGATTAGAAATTTGAGAGGTTTCTCATAAAATCGTATTCGGATATGTCCCGTAGGAATACCGAGAAAAGCACGTCCTTGACACGTTCGTAGAGATCCATGAACTCGGCCTCGTCCATCTTGTCGAAGGCTATCGACTTCGGGATCTCTATCCATTCCTTTCGGGATATGCTGTAGGCCGTATCGCAATGCCCGGCGGCGATCTCTACAGTCTTCCGGAAGCACTCCACGCTCTCCTTGAAATGCGCCGTGGTCTTCTCGTTCTGGTAAGACCATGCGCAATTTATCAAGGCGAAATACTTCCTATGGAAATCTATGTTCCGTGCCAGCGTTATCTTGGCCTTGTATATCTTGCCTAGCTTGAGCTTTTTCTTCTCGTCATAGTCGGAATCATAGCATGGCCTCAATCCGCTGGCGGTGTTGAGCAAGTATAGTTCCATGGTCAGAACGGCAATCCATCGTCTTCTCCAACCGATGGGGCGTTGTTGATATCCTCCGGTGAGGGGATGTTGCTCTTGAACGTGGATTCCATCAAGTCACCTATGCCATAATAAACGCCTTCCTTTCGTTCCTCTTTCCTTGGGGCGCAAGACACATAATGCGTATAGGTGCGGTTGTCGAACGTGACAGGCTCTTTTTTCTCCCCGATCGAGATATTGAGGAAGATCTTCTCCCCCTTGGCCGTCATTACTTTTTTCATCAACTCCTTCGGTATGTCGCTCAAGCAGATTGAGCCGTATAAATTTGCCATAATGTTATGATTTTAAATTTTAGATTTATAAGCGGGGCGGTCGGTTATTCGCTACGGCGGGGATAACCACCGTCCCGTAGCCACGGCACGCGTGGATTATTTTTTGTTGAATGTTATAGAGTATGACATCTTGGCTATCCTTATCGCCGGATGGATCGTGTATATCTCCCCGGTCTCGTCATCAACGACCGTGGTATTGTCCGGCACCGTTTTCAGAAACGCCTCCCGTTCTTTTATCTTGGCATCGAGAATCGTCCTTTCCTCGATCAACCTAGCGTAGACCGGGTCGTTGCAATTGGAGTGGTCGTAGGATACGCCTACCTCCTTCATCTTGACCGTGGCCCCGTTCCAAGAGCGCTCCTTCCCGTATTTCTCGATCTCGGAAAGGACAGCGTCCTTCATCCGGTCATCGTCCAGCGTCCTCTTGATGGTCTCTTGCATCGCCTTTAACTTGATGACGTGTGATACGGGGTCTACCTCCCCTTCCAGTACCGGGTTCAAAAGGTCTATGGATAAGGCCTCGATCTCGCTTCTCGTTAGCGGGGTCTTGCCGCTTAGCTCTAGTTCTTTGCTCATGACAGGTTGTTGTTTATTTTATAGTTGTTGTATATCTCGATAATGGATTCCATCTCAACCTTTCCGGCGATGTAAGCCTTGTTTATAAGGCTCTCCACGGAGAAGGGCTGGTTGGATTCCTTGGCCTTCTTCTCGTTCTTGTATATCCACTCCGATATGGATTTCATGGCGCTCTCGTTGTTTATATGATCTCTCGTAAGCTCTTTCTTCTGGTTTGAGCTTGCCGTTTTTTTAGGCAGCTCCTTTTGGGCGGTATTACCGTTCGCTATGTTAGCGTCCTCGTCATCGTCGGCCACGATGCCAAGGATGGCGCAAAAGGCGTATCTCTTGGCGTACGTGATGGCCGATCCTATGGATTGAGCGTCCGCCGTATTGGATGGCATCCTTACCTTGGACGATATCCATTGGCCGGAGGAATGAAGCAGTATGGTCCGGATAGAGTAATCATCCTCTATTAGCTGACATACAGCAAGCTCGTTATCGGCTAATGGTTGTTTCGCCGCCCTTTTGCATTCGGATAGGTCCGCGTACTTAAACTTGTACTCTAGTCCAGTTTTAGTCTTTACCTTGACCTCTGAATTGAGGCTTGGTTGCTCTAGCGACCCTTGGAACTTGGCCAACGCTATGGCTAATTTGTCAATCTCTTCTGATTTGTCCATGTTGTCTTGTATTTAAATTCGTCAGCCTCCGGGAGTCGAACCCGGACTAAGACCATCGGCCGCCCTGCCCTTATTACCGTGTCCCTTTCCACCGGGCCAATGATATCGTCATGGCCTACCACTTGTCTAGGATATCGGTTGCCGGTCTGGGTCGGGGTTGCACCTCGTAAGGGCGGGATGTTACCAATTATATGAATCACATAGGAACCTAAGTTCCTCCATGCTCTCCTCATATTCCTCGTTGTCTTCCTCCCCGTCGTACTCGTAATCTCCGTCGGGGTCTTTGATGTAGATGTCTCTCATATATCTTGATTTGTGAGCCTCCGGGAGTCGAACCCGGCCATCCCCATGTTAGGGGCGCTCTACCGATAAGCTAAGGCATTGAATTTATTCGATCTCAATAATCTCGAATTTTCCTTTCTTTATATATATCTTATGATTGTAGTAATCTTTGACTATTCCATGATCGGAAACTGTATTTATGTTCCCTGTGCAATCCTCAACATATGAGTTATCGTAAGCCTTGACCGTGGCAGAGCCGTAAGCCTCGACCTTGGCAGAGTCGTAAGCCTCGACCGTGGCAGAGTCGTAAGCCTTGACCGTGGCAGAGTCGTAAGCCTCGACCGTGGCAGAGTCGTAAGCCTTGACCGTGGCAGAGCCGCAAGCCTCGACCTTGGCAGAGTCGTAAGCCTCGACCTTGGCAGAGTCGCAAGCCTCGACCGTGGCAGAGCCGCAAGCCTCGACCGTGGCAGAGTCGTAAGCCTTGACCGTGGCAGAGTCGTAAGCCTCGACCTTGGCAGAGCCGTAAGCCTTGACCGTGGCAGAGTCGTAAGCCTCGACCTTGGCAGAGCCGTAAGCCTTGACCGTGGCAGAGCCGTAAGCCTTGACCGTGGCAGAGCCGTAAGCCTCGACCTTGGCAGAGCCGTAAGCCTCGACCGTGGCAGAGCCGTAAGCCTCGACCGTGGCAGAGCCGTAAGCCTCGACCGTGGCAGAGCCGCAAGCAAATGATTTAGCATTAGAGGTGTGTTCTTTTCTTGTGTAAATACCGGCTTCGGCTAATTCCTCTTCAGAAAAGTTATTTTCTAGGTAATTTGCGTCAATCATCTTGGATGCACTCAAGACCCAATACCAATTATTGGTTATTGCTTTCAGCAAATCTTGTTTGCTTTTTGCGTTTAACCCCATCCTGTATCCATCTTGACAAGCGTTATGTTTTTTAGCCCGTTCAAGCAGATCCTTCTTTAATTCCTCGAATGTCTTCATTATTTCTCGTTTATAAGTTTTATAATATCTTTCCTGATTTGTATAAGCTCCTCCTTGCTAAGAGAATTTAGCTCGTCTAGGATATCGTCCTTCCTCGATCGATTCGGTCTTGATGGGGCTTGTACCACGTACAACACCCCGAAATCATTTTTCTGACTCATAAGTCATTATAACTATTTGGTGTACCACAATAAAGATTGATATGATCGATAAGATCAAGAGGTGAATATTGAATGGCTTATCGTACCACTCAAATATTGACACTATTGATATTAGTCCTAGTATGGTAGCGGAGATCATCCTAAAAGAGAAGACGATCACGCTCTTTGTGGCCCGGAATATCTTCCAGAGCCACGCTTGGTTTCTCTTTATCATATGTTGTTGATTTAAATTGATCGATGTGAAAAGGCCTCATATCCTCACGGACGGAGACCTGCGTTGCAATGTCTAAAACTATTTGTGACTTAAATAGATGAATAAGCACCCTCTAGGGGTGAATAGTGGATGTATCCGGACTCGAACCGGAAAGGTGGTGTTTTTGCGGCCCCCGATTTAAAATCGGTTATTCCTAGTATGTCTCGCATGTTGCCGGTTTGGTTATTAACGGTTATCATGGAATTTTTCACCTCACATACTGATTAGCGTTTACCAATTTCGCCATACATCCGTTTGCCGGGGAATCCACCCCGGCACAGTTTAAGCAAAACTAATATTCCTGATTGCCTGCCTCACGGCGGTATATTAAGGTCTTGGAAGCTTTATTACACATAAACATTCAAACAGTGCTAATGCGGTAGCCGGGGGAACTCGCACCCCCTGTAACCCTAGATAATAATATAACAAGATAACCAATCTTACATTGGACGCACGCCTTGATCGTGCGATATACATTAATGAATACTGGTCATGGTTCGCTACCTACCCTAGGAAATGCCTAGGGTGGAATCCTTCTTTCTTTCATTGTGATCTTATAGGTCTATCGGTTTTATTCATTTTTCTTCTTCTATTGTATCATCCAATAACTTATCGATTGCCATGATTACCTTATCTGGCAACTTCTTGGCGGTATCGTTAGACTTGAGATATTCTATAGTTCCGCCTATTCCAATGATCATCAGCATATCCCTTTTAGACGGGATGAACACCAGTAAAAAAATGGGGATTGATATATAGGCGGCACATTTGATAGCCATGTTCTTAAACTTGGAATCGTTTTCAAAATCATCTTCAATAAACCATATGACAATATATATGGAAGCTAATATTCCCAAGATAAATACTGCTATTATTGCCAACGTCTGTATGGCATCTAACCTTGTGATCCAATAAATCTCATTCATGTTGTTATTATTTAAAAGTGTTTGCTCCCCCACAACCTCCAACGGTTTCGAACCCGAATCGTAGACGGGTAGGGGCCTTATAAGTAGGTCCGGACATCCCTAGCGCCACAGGTGCGATAAGGCCTAGGGACATCCGGGATGTTATTTCTTCTTGCCTTTGCCAAGGAAACGCTCTTGGGCGAGTTGGATATCCACCAAGATGTATTTCCCGTTTTGTTTTATAGCGTCACCAAACACTCCTCTCTTTTTGTATCTGGCGATTGTCGCCGGGCTTACTTGGAGCGTTTTAGCCAATGACTCAAGGCCCCTTACGTATTTAGGCTTATCCTTGGCCTCCTTGTTAATCCCAAGCCTCTCTATGATCAAGTCGGCCAGCTGCCCCGCCGTTACTTGTGTTGCCGGTAAATCCGCTATATTCTCCATATCGTTATTTATTATAATGTTATATTCTTTCCTCTACAGCCCCTGAAATCCCTAGAGGATATCTCTATTTTAGCCACGGACCGACATCTTTGCCTTGTCCTTCTCATTTCCAGATGTGAGTCGGCGCAAAGGACAAGCAGCAATACGCACGCCACGGCGGAATGAACCATCTGCTGTATATCCACGTTAGCTTTTATATCGCATAGTCTCTCACATAGTTTTATGGCCAACTCCCTACCGTTCCTTACGCCTAGTATCTCGAAAGCCGTCCTTAGCTGGTTTATGATCGTATGTAACGACCTGCACTTTTTCTCGGCTATCTCTTTTTTCTCGAACCCTACGGCGTAATACTGGGCCGTGTAATCACATTCCTCGGTTAACTCGGTGAATACCCTTTCCATGACTTTTTACTTTATTCGTATAATGGACGTGAATCCCGGATATACGGCCTCGGATACCCTAAACTTGATATCCTGTATACCTTTGAGCTCATTGCTCAATCGGGCGTACTTATTGCGTCTGGATGCTTCTGACTTGATGCCGTTATGTCGGCTGGGATCATATGGAACCTTATATATATCCCCGACTTTCATCTTGTCGAAAAGGTTTGTCGTCTTGTAATTTTCATCAATGATTATTTCTTTTTCCATAACTATTTGTTTATTTAGTAATATTTGTGCTCCAGTAATGTTTTACCATTTGATACTTAACCGAATCGAGACGGTCTGGAGCTTTTATTGTTGCTTACTATGCAAGGACTTCCAACCTTGCGATATATTTCGGCATCCCTGCGTAAATCCCGGCGTTTCCGCTATTACGCTCTCATGCCTTATGTCTTTATATCCTTTCGTTTTAACCCCCTTTCGGTGGGTACTAAGGTGGAAACATGTCATAGAACTCATTTTAACACGTATATGCTATTGCACTTTACTTTTTAGTAACGTACCTTTGTAGCGTTACACTGTGCAAATATATAGTATTTTACTATACGATCAAACATTTGTAGAGCAAAATACTATATAAAAGGTTTTTTTAACTTTTGATGTTTATGGATATTATGTAAAAATGTATGTCTAGTAGATTTTGCAAGTAAGACATATGATCTTATTTATCTGTATTTTAATGTTTTTGTATTGATTTGCGGGGTTCGTTTTAGTAACTTGATATAGGAATAAATATATATAGTTTTTTGCTATACAATAAAATTAAGTAGAATGAGAATAACATCAGAAATAATTAGTTCTATTCTTGATAGAGAAGGTCTGAAGGCAGCAACATTTGCGAAAAGTGTTGGGGTTGTACCTACTCAAATATATGACCTTCAAAAAGGAAAGATTAAGAAAATATCTGAAGAGATTGCTGATAAAATAATATCTGTATATCCTCATTATAATAAAGTTTGGCTTCTTACAGGTGTTGGTGATATGCTAACCTCTGACGTTCCACCCGCACGATCAGTTGATATCCCGGAAGAAATAGGTGACGGCTTTAATCCAAGGGAACTGCTAGATATCATACATGATCTAACGGCGCAAGGCAAGCAAAACGCGGAGGCGAACGAGAGGAACAGCCGGAATATCGAGAAACTCATAGGCCTGTTGGCCGAGTCGTTGAAGCAAGAGAGAGACGATAGGTCCGGGAACCGGCAAGGAGAGAAAGATTCTGCTTAATAACATGTGAGTGTTGCAAAACAAACTTTTTCGCTGTACTGTTTAATTATTACCTTAAAAAATCTAATTAATATGGTTGGTGATTATGACGATAGAGTAGAGCAGATAATTCGGCTGGCGGAAGATTTGTTTTTAGAGAAAAGAAAAGTGGTAATGACGGTAAGAGTGTATAACCGTGGTATAGCGAATCCTGAGATATCCAAGCGATGCCTTTATGTCAAGCGTAGGAATGTTGATTCTAGCGAATTTTCAACATAGAGATATTAAATATGATAATAAGTCAAATAGACCAATAAAACACGCCCGTGTCAGAAAAAACACGGGCGTTATACTTTGGCGATGCGAAAAATAGAACTATTACTTGTTGTCATGTTGAATTCTCCTGAACTCCTCGCTCTTGGCGAAGCTACTGACTTGATCCCCCTTGCACATATCGTAGGTGATAAAGGTCTTCAGCAGAAAAACATCCGGCCCTACGGCTTTGAATCCCATCGCAATTCCCTCTTTACAGGTGGCTAATACATTCTCCCGGTACCCTCCGTCCACCTCTTCGTGCGAAAATGTGAATGAATAACTATTGTTTATCTCGAAGTACCGCTTAATCAACTCTTTGCCTGTAAGGTTAATTCCCATCCGATCGGCGACCGGCTGAAGAAGTGAGGAGGAAACGCGAGAAGAACCATCTTGCCATTGACAAAGACAGGCATATAGGCATACTTGCCATGATTGGTATCATGGTAGCACACAAAAGAGATCCGGCAATTGTCGCCTATATCCTTTTTATTGTGGGCCTCCCATAATATCAGCCACTTGTTTTTACGCTTAGTGGTAACAAATGAGTGGATGCGAACAGGAAAGATGCCGGATTTATTGATTATCCGGCTCACCTTAGCGTCCTTGGTGTCGGATACAGAGAATATATTGGGATAATCAGCTTTGATCTCCTCCAACAATTCGGAGGGTGTCATGCTTGTCGTTATCATATTATTTCTATTTTAACTTCTAGTGCGTCACATATCTTCGCAAGGATATCTATCCCAACGGAGAACTTCCCGTTCTCGACGTTGCTGATAGTTGCTGCCCGAAGATTGGCAAGTTCGGCCAGTTGCCGAACCGTGTAGCCTCTCTCCTTTCGGATTACGGCTATTCGTTTCCCTATTCGTTCACGTTCATTCATTCGATCCCTCCTCTCTTACTATATTTTCATCTTCCCACTCAGCCCAATCGCAATACCATTGAGCCGCGGGTTTTATGATTTCCTTTTTTATCATTTCGGAATCATATTTGACATCAAGCGTGGCGCAATAATGTAACGCCGCAATCATTGGCTCTTTAATGCCAAATCTATTGGTATAGCTAAACTTTAATGTCAGAACATCCGGATTTAAGACTACATCATCCCTGCCAAATATTTCGATGATACTGGCAGAACGTATGTGCATTATGACATTTCTCCCATATAGAGGATCCCCGCCTTTTTCGTGACCGGAACCTTCAACGAAGGCGAACTCGGGCAATGTTAAATTCATGATATATGTCTTCGTTATCTTTTATCTCCACTAGGCTATATCTTCTATCGCATAGTCACCAGACGCAAAGGGGGCGAAATCTTCAACAATGGTAGCAATGCGCATTGCGTCCTCGTCAGATATTACGATTTCCATATTTTCATTACAAATCATTTCTATCCCATTATTTTCTAGAATCTCTAATAACTCGCTATTTTCGCAATATAATGTTTTCATGTTTATTGTATTTATTTGATTATTAATTAATATAGATATATTTATTTTTCAATCACTTCAAGATCATTTAAAATCTTGATAGCTTTTTCTTTCCCCAAGCTTGCACATTTCACAAGGGCCTCATAAGCGGACAGCTTATGACCTCCATTAATGCCGGCATAACGAAGAATTGAAATAAAACGAATGTGAGAGATTGACTGTCCTTTATAAATGTAAGTTGTCATGATATTATCGCTGAATTGTTACTGTTGCCACCAGCTCTATTGTTATGATGCAAAGATAAGCATAATATTGTTTGTTACCAAATATCGTAACGGAAATATTTATAGAATTAACAACAATTAATATTCCAGCCCTGTGTTATCCTTCCATCCTTTTTTGTTTGATTATATCATTATGTTTCCTTGTTTTATACGGGCGATGTGGTCTTGGTATACGGCGTGTTTTCTTCCTCTTTTTCCTCCAGTACCTTTTTAAGCTGATATAGACTCAAAATATCATACTCAAATGTCGGATTGTCCCAATTTTTTCGGACAGAGTTAGTTTGGACAGAGATAAATTTTCGTAAGTCAAAGATATATTGACATTGTGACAATCTTATCTCGTTAAATGTAATCTCGTAGTTATCAAACCACGCAAGCAGTTTTTTTAGTTCCTCATTCATGATATATTCTTGTTTTTTATATAAGATGCTTGTTTATATCTTATCGAACTTGCTCATCTCGTCCTCCTTCAGCTTGTCCACTATATGAGTGTAAGGTCTCATGGCCTTGAGGTCGTTGTGCCCTGTCCATCTCATGATGACTTGAGGGGGGATGCCTAACATGAGGGCGTTGACGACAAACGTCTTCCTTGCGACATGGGTAGTAAGCCGTTCCCACTTGTGGAATGTCTGCTGTATTCGCTTGTTGCCCTCGTACCATACCTCGGTTATCTCGGAGTCCAGCTCTGCCATCTTGCCGAGATCCTTGAGATACATATTGTATTTCTGGTTTGACAGGACCGGTAGCGCCTTCCCGTTCTTAAGCTCGATGTCTCCGTATTTATCAAGTATGGATTTACTATACTTGTTCAACTCGATCTGTATGTTGTCGCTGTCCTTCTGTGTCACGATGTCAATCTTCCCGTTAATGATATCCGTCTTCCTTAAGTTATATACGTCGGAGTAACGGAGGCCGGTGAAGCAGCAGAAGCAGAAAACGTCACGGACGGTGGATAACGTCCCTTCCTTTATATACATATTATATATACGCATCAGTTCCTCCCATGTCAAGTATATGACTTTCTTCAGCTCGAAGTTCGCCCCTTTAAGCCTTGGGCTGAACCTTCGATAGTCCTTTCTCGTGTTGTATCCCTTGTCGTCGGCCCATAAAAGGAATTGCTTTATGAAGTGGAGGTACTTGTTCAACGTGGTATTCCTTATACCCTTGTATTCCCTTAAGAACTCTACGAAGTCTTGCAAGGTATCCTCCGACAGGTCATCGAACTTGATCTGTGGATTGAACTCCTCCAGAAGGTGCATGATCGAGTTATGTTTGTAGTGCGATGTCTTCGTCCATGCGTTCTGCCTCCCTACCGTATCGATAAACTCCTTGTAGATATCGAACAGGGATATCGGCTTCCTCTCTTCCTCTTTTACCCGGCCTGTCGCAACCTTGAACTTTTCCTTGATATCGTTGGCGCTAGGCATCTCACCCTCTCTCTCGTATTGGCGGAATATGTTTTGCAATGTGGCACGTATATCGTCAAGATCGGAATTTATCTCGGAAGAGCTTTCCCCGGCCTTGTTGAAGCATCCGTTTTTAACGATGCCCTTCTCTGGGACGAACTTGCTTGCGTCTATCCTATGCCCCGTGAAAAACGTTATCCTGTTCCGGTTGAACGTAACCATGCATCGGATAGGTACGTTCTTTACGATCAATAACCCATCCTTCTTCCTTTTCTCTACGTCAAACGTTATGCTCCTCTTTATTTCCATGATAAAAACGTGTTGCGTGTAACTACGCGAATTTACACGCAAAAAACATGACATCATATGACATAACATGATATTTAGTGACTGTTTAAAAACACATGAAATCGTTGAACATGAGCGCATATGATATTGTTTGATAATGTATGACAGTATAAGTTATGGTCTCTCCATCTCCACAACAGCCTTGGTAATCTGCTGATTGTCAGGGCTGTTTTTGTTACTGCACGTAAAAATACACGTAAAAGGCG